ACTTTTTTTGTTTTTCTCGTTCTTTCAATATCTTCTTCCACATTTTCTCTCGCTTTGCTCTATTTTTCTCCCGAATTTTTATTTTATCTCGCTTGACTTTTGCTGCCTTTCTGGCATTATCAGCCATCTTCTTTTTCCATCTGACTGTGAACTTGCTTTCTTTTTCGGCATTTAGCAAGAACTTTCTGGCAAAACTCATATCTGAAATCAAATAGAACTTGAATGTCATTGGGTGGCTCTTGACAAATGCCAAATATTCTTCTGGAAACATAAATGGCTGAGCCAAAATTTCTTTACGGCTTAAAGGAAAAATGAACTGATGATTTTCAAGGTCTTGTTTATTGATGTTATTAAGAGTTGCACCACTCATTATCCCACCTTTGCGAAAACACATCAGGTATGCTGCCCAATGCCTTGGTGTCATTTTATACACTCGCCCAATGATGCTGGCTCTTATCATCTCACCATCTTTGAATGGTCCACGGAATGTTGGGAATTTTTCCATATCAAGCCTTTCTCAAAACACATTCATAATGGCTTGGCAAATATTTGCCATAAACTCCAACCACCTCTTCAGCTGGCTCACCATAACATGGATATTTTTTGGCAATGTACTTACCATCTGGCAAGTCGATAAATCCTAAATCATCAGGATATGCTGGCAATTTAACATGCCTGATAACCCCATTAACAACTGTCCAAACTCTTTCATTCTCGTTGATTGCCATCTTTTTTTCAGCTACCTTCTCAATTTCTGATGTAAAGCCTGCATAACTGCTTAAATAATTTAGAATCATCACAGCGATATACGGACTGAAATTGTATGTGCCTGCTGCTGCAATATAGCAATCAGCCAATTCAAAATCATCTTCTGGGGATGCCAAGTACTCATCCATCTCTTCTGAAAATTTTAACATCTGATTTTCTATATTAGCCCCGACAAACAGCTTTTTATGGCGTTTTGCCATGTCTTCAAATTTATTAAAATCAAAGCCGTTTCTCCATATTTTATTCAAATTCTTCTGTTCCATTTTCGTTAATTCCAAACTTTTTTCTTATTTTACCAATTGCAAGCAGCTCTATCTGTCTGATTCTCTCCTTACTCAAAGAGTATTTTTGGCCAAGCTGGCTCAAGGACTTGTCATTGCATCTTCCATACAATATGTCATAAGTCCTTTCTGACAGCTCTTTCTTTGCCAACTTTTTAAGCTGCTTCCTGCAAATGGCTCTGTCAAAGTCTTGGGACTTTTCCGGAAGCTGATATTCACATTCCGGATTATCAATGTTAACATAACTGAAATTATGATAGTCATCAATTGCTTTCTTTGTCACCTCAGATAATTCTGCACTCTCAAAAACAAGATAATTGGTACAAGGTCGCACAAGATTGACATTCCGCAAAACATACTGCCCAAGATGATAATGCAGCCAATATTCAAGATAAACACCAAAGCTCGCGCCCTTTTCAACATTGAAATATTTGACAGCATTCATAATGGCGAATATTGCTTCCTGCTGCAAATCTTCGTTGTCAATCCTGCTCCAATAATACCGGCGAATCCATTTCTGAATGAGGGGATGAAACAGCTCATTCAATTTCATGATATCTTTCTTTTTAACATAATCAATAATTTCCATTGCTATGCTTCCTGCACATTGTCAAATTTCCACATAAGCTCTACATCAGCTGGTGCTTTGAACTCATTATTCAGCAGATGTGTCACCAAAACATAGATTTTCTTCGGCTTAAATTCCTGCACCTTTTCAATGGCAGCCATCATGGTCTTGCCAGAATCAATCATGTCATCTACAATGATGCAAATTCTGTTCTGATAGAATGGATTACTGGCATATTCATTAAGCCCGTACAACTGCAATCCATCTTTTGTTCTTCTTTTGGTAAATACCATATGCTTACAATATAACGGATTGCTTGGCAAATTATACGATAATACAGTCCAAGTTTGCCAAGCCCTATCAACTGCACCTGAGTCTGGTGCAAAAACAAGAAATTTGTCATTGCTGTGTATTCTGCTTATCTTGGTGATTTCTTCCTGCCAAAGCTCTGAGAATTCTATGTTTCTGAACTTTATACCACAGAAAACATTGCTTTTTATATTTAAATGAAAATCTGATGTGCAGACCTCATCAATTCCTGCAGCTTTAAGCATTTCGAAGAATGTTGACAAAATATCTTTTCTACATCCATATTCTTTTTCTGGCTTATTTGCACGCCCGAATGGCAAATATGGACACACAAGTTTTACATTGCTGAAGCCAACAGCTTTAAGCTCATTGGCAATATGGCTCAGAATAATTTCTGACCATTTCATGTTGAAATAAAAATATATTTCAATGCTTTTGCTCAAGTGAATGCAAAAATCATGCAATTTTTCTCTTGGCAAGTTGATTTTAAATTCACCATTTCTGTGATATAAAACAGTTGCAACACATCTGTGTCCATCTACATCAAGAACTATGTTATTCATTTACAATATCCTCCTTAGGCTTATTTTCCCAGCTTAAACTCATATGTATTCCTGTATCAGAATTGAATCCGAAATACCGACGTTCGGTGACAGAACCATTTGTTTCCAATCTTTCGTCATGGATTGAACTGCATCTGAATTCAAGCACCTCATCACCAATCAAGACAGACACTTCCTCGCCAATTTCAAACAATTTTATCATCAGTTACTGCTCCTTATCTCTCTAATTTTAGCCAAAGCCTTTTCAATTCTTATTTCTGGCTCGATTGTTTCTGAAGTCAAAATGCACTCAATCGCATGCAAAACAGTCTTGGTTGTATCAATGCTTTCTTGTTTTGTGCAATTTCTCAAATCTGAAATAAATTGAACAAATTCATCTTTGTCAACCAAGACAGAATCATACTTCTTGCAATAATGCTTCACCAAATCTTTACGCATTTTGACTACAGGCACATTCTCATATTCGCCTGTAAAATCTTCCGGTGAATAAAGCCCTGCCATATTGACACTGCCTGTGTATCCTGATTTATTTTTGCACCAAAGAACCCAGCCATGATTGCTATAATATGTATGCTTTATGCTGATGCAAATGAAATGCTTATTGGTCATTGTCTTTTCTCCATGAAATATTTGACACCTATTCCAGGCTTGCTTCTGTAATAAGCAAGCTCCTGTCTGCAGGCTTCTTCTGATGCATAAGTGTCAGCAATTTCAATTGTTTCACCATCCTTGACATATTTTATGTCCCAAATGCAATCTCTTCTATGCTTTTCGATGCTTTTCGATGCAAAAATTCTTGACATCTGATGCAATTCTAATAACATCTTCAGTATCACACCCGAGATGTATTCCTCTTGCCACCTTTTCAAGAAGCTCAAACATCTGTCTGTTTTCTTCTTCAAGAATCTCGATTTTATCTGCCAAACTCATTTGTCTTCCTTTCTTTTTACGGGCTTCCAAACCAATTGCTCCAAGAAGTCTTTTGGCTGTTTTCAATTTGCTATCAATACGAGATTTCCTGTGCTTATCCCAAGTGTCAAGAGCGAATAACTCTTCACGAGCACGCTTCAAACCACCCAAAACTTCACCAATATTGTTTATGGCAAAATCACTGTTAGCTTGCCAAATTTTCTTCTTTGCTTCCAAAGGGCTTATGCATTGCTCATCAGGTGAAGCAGAAAGAATTCTTGCACCACAATAAGCTCCGGCTGCCCAGTCATTTTGTTTCTGTACCAAAGCTGCAGCATCTTGCTCAAATTTTCTTCGGCTAAAATAAATTTTAAAAAACATCATTTGCTCCTTTTAAACATTGGTTGGATGTATATTTTAATTTTGCCAGATATTGATTCTTTAATTTCAATAAGCAAACTTCTGCAGGGCTCATATCCTTCATCAATCTTTTCATTCACTCTATTGATGAAATTATCAAATTCAGCCTTTGTTCCAGTTGAAACAACTTCGACCAATATGTATCTCTGTCCCATCACTTTTCTCCATCTTTCATGAACAGATTGCAGTGGCATATGCCATTCTTTGTTATTTCCTGACAACATGCAGCTGAGCCACATCCATGAGTGTTATCTTCCGGCGGATAGCAAGGACATTTGCTCCAATCCTCTTCTCCAAAGAAACGGCGTTTTGCATTGGCAATCTTCGGCAGATTTTTCTCATTTATTGACCATCTGTATCTGGCAGCAATTTCACGAATGTTTTGTTCAATCTTGTCCATTCTGTTTTCTCCTTAGATGTGTCCTGTTAATTTTGATGACCAATTGCAAAGCAGCCAACTGCCATAATCAGGATTCTGCTCTGCCAAAACTTTTGCGACTGTTCTAAAATCATCAAGCAATTTTACATAATTATCAGACAAACTTTTGCATCTGCTGTCATATTCATTTATGCAATCGTCTGCCAGCTCAATGTCTTCTTCATAGAATCCTCTTCCTGTAGATGAATAATAAAACACTGTGCCATCTTTATGAACACTCATCTCTGCAATTTTGAAAATCTGCATTGGTTCATTTTCCGAACTATTGCGAACAATATCACCAACTTTGAATTTTGCCTGTATCATTATACACCTGCCTTTTTCATCATTTGTCTTAATTCAAAATATGAATACAATTTTTCATTGCCAGATTCATCCAAGCATATTAAGCCAGAATATTTGCTGTTCTGACGGAAAAAGCACTGGTCCCAAAAACCTATGACTTTTAATTTTAGAGATTTGATTGTAAACATTGTTTATTCCTTTACATCTATTGGTTGAACTTGATTTATGCTGAAGAATGCAGCAACCTTTGTGTAAAAATAGCTGTCATCTTCCTGTTGCTCTTCGTCTTCTTTTTTATTTTTGCTTGACTTATTCCAAATGGCAATTTTGCATCTTGCCTTTTCGCCTTTTTTAACTGAAAAGCCCAAACGCTTCCATTCAGCAAATGTGTGAAGCTCTTCATCAAGAGGAATGTTGTTGGCTGCCTTAGCATAGAGAATTAAAGTTGCATTGTTCATCACTCTACTCCTTACATTGCATCATATTCTTCTTGTGTATAAGCTCTATTATGTTTGACAACATAACCATTAGCTCTTAAATCAGAGATAAAATATTTTTTAGATGAATATGAATCAGAGCTGAAAAAAACGGAAGCAATTGCTGTTTTCATTCTTCTCTTTAACTATTGCATAAAATTTTGTCATCGTTTATTCCTTTCCATAAATTTGAGGTTGCCTCTAAATCTCTTATATATTCATTGTACTGCCAATTTTCTATAAAGTCAACAATTATTTTACAAAAATCTAAACTTTTTTGAATTTATGTGTTAAAACAATTTGTTATGTAAGTATTTTATAAGGGGCTTTGCTGAAAGTAAACAAAAAGTTTCTGATGCCAATTTTAGCGAAAAAATAAAAATTTTCGGCTAAAAATCCCACTCGGAGTTAGAAAGCAGTCCGAGTGGATGGAAGTGGGATGAATGCCAGAAAGTTGTTATAAAACAATGTGTTAATGTGTAAAAATGGCTCACTCGGAGTTTTGCTTGGAGTCCGAGTGGAAAGGGTGCCAGTCCGAGTGAAAAACGATAATGATTATTATTTTTGTGAGCTGTAAAATATGCGAAAAATGCGATTTTTTCTTAAAGGCGCGATTTAAGATAGTTGTTTAAGTTATTGAAATAACATTGTTAAAAATTTCTACTCGGACTTCACTCGGACTTGGAAAAAGTCCGAGTAGAGCTAAGTCATTGAAATAACTTAAGAAAAATGTGGTCGAATTGTGTGTTTCACTCGGACATTTTAAAAGTCCGAGTAAGCAACTGTATCTGGTCAATGAGATACATCTAAGTGCTTGTTTTAGCATTATAAAAATAGTTAACAAAAAGTTAATGAGTACAGTTGCTTAGTGTATATTTTCCTATTTCTACTCGGAGTTTAAAAAACCTTAGAGAAAAAATGTAGTGACAAAATAATGTATGTAATTTTGAGATTTTAGGGCTGTAAAGCTAAATTTCGCATAAGTCCGAGTGGATTAGCGAAAAATGAATATTTTTTCGCTAAAAGCAAGCAACTGCAAACATTCATTTTTCGCATGCTTATAAAAATGTGCTCGGCACACTTCACACAAAATTCTCCGCCTAAAATATTCGGGCTTTACTTTTCCCACAAAATTAACTATAATTTTAACAAACAATTTGTGGAGAATTTTCATGGTCTTAAAGATAGCACCAGGTGAGAGTAGCCAGCAGAAGCCAGCTCAGAAGTCAGGTGCATATAAATACAGAGCAGAATACAAAGCACTGGTGAAGCAGGCAGTTATGTTAGGCATGGAATTTAAGGACATCGCTAGCAGTGTTTTTAATGTGCCTGAAGAGGTATTTTTGCAATGGATGGTAGATTATCCTGATTTTGCTGAAGCAGCCAAGGAGGGTGGCGAAAAAGCTGATATGCTTGTTGTGGATGCTTTACACAAGATTGCCACCGGCTTTGAGTACACAGAAGAGGTAGCAGTGCCAGGCATGGGAATTGAGACAATAAGCCGTTACCACGAACCAAACATTCACGCAATCAAATACTGGTTGAACAATCGCAAATCTGATAAGTGGAAAAATAAAACAGACACCAACCTGTCTGGTGAAGTCAAAGGAGGAGTTGCTCTTGTTGTTATTGATAAAGATGATGAAGGATTGTGATATGCTGTCTGAGATGATGAAATTCTGGTGGGTTGCAATGGCAAGTTTTTGCTGTGAGATGCTGTTTTAACAAGTGAAATCTGGTTTTGGTCTGGTTGGGTGATGGCAAAGGGCTTTATTAAAACAGAAAAACAGAAGGAAGCAACAAGGCTGCATGCAAGCCCAGCCACATTCATTTTGCTTTCTGGTGGTTCACGCTCTGGCAAAACATTCATCAATGTGCGTGATATCATTGTGCGGGCATTAAAAGCACCAAACAGTCGCCATCTGATTGCCAGAAAGAGATTCAACCATGTCAAACAATCAATATATTATGATACTTTGCAAAAGGTGCTGAAAATCTGCTTTCCGAATTTGACCAAAGACAAAGATTATTTTGAAAACAAATCAGATTGGTTCATAAAGTTCAGCAATGGTTCGGAAATTTGGCTGGCAGGGCTTGATAACGGTGAACGACTTGAGAAAATCCTTGGTAATGAATATTGCACCATTTATATCAATGAGGTGAGCGAGATTGGCTGGGATTCAGTTGAGATGGTCAAAAGCCGTTTGGCACAAAAAGTGATGTTCACGAACAAGAATGGTGAGGAAGAAGAGCTGTCATTGAAGATGTATTTTGACTGCAACCCACCAAGCAAACGCCATTGGACATATATTGTATTTGTTTTGGGAAAAAATCCGATTGACAAACAGCCCTTGCCGGATGCGGCTGATTATGTTTGGTTGAGGATGAATCCTGATGACAACAAGCAAAATATTGCCAAGTCTTATCTGACTGTTCTTGATAGTATGTCTGCAAAAAGCCGAAGAAGATTCAAAGATGGTGATTGGACAGATGATGATGAAAAGGCTTTGTGGAAAACTGAATTGCTGGATGCCACACGGATGAGCAAGGCAGATTTGCCAGAGTTCAAGAAGATTGTTGTGGCTATTGACCCAGCAGGAACAAGCAATAGCAGTTCTGATGATACAGGCATAATTGCTGTTGGGCAGGATTATTCTGACCATGGTTGGGTGCTTGAGGATGCCACTGGCAAAATGAAGCCGAATGAGTGGGCGAAAAAGGCAGTTGCTCTGTATGAGAGATGGTCTGCTGACTGTATAGTTGGCGAAGTCAACTTTGGTGGAGAGATGGTTGAGAATACAATTCGTTCAGTTGACAAGGGCGTTCCATTCAAGCAAGTTCGGGCAACTCGTGGAAAGGCTTTGCGTGCTGACCCAATTGTTGCACTCTATGAACAAGGACTTATTCATCATGTTGGAGTGTTGGCTGCCTTGGAAGATGAGATGGTGACATGGACACCAGAAAGTGATTGGTCACCGAATAGAATTGATGCAATGGTTTGGGGCTTTACTTTTTTGTGGTTTGGCAGTAAAATATCTGATGAACAGATTTATTTCTGTTGATGAATGGAGAAAATTTGGATGAAATTTTTTAAGAAAATGTTTGATAAAAAAGCAGAAAAAAGTGGCTGTTCTAATGCTTCTTCTGCTTGCAATCCATGTTTGAGTTCATTTTGGGATTATCTACATCAGAATGGCATGGAATATGCTTCAATGAGTATGGCATACAATTTGTATGAAACAACTGCTGCTTTGTCAGATGCTGTTGACACAATTTGCAATCACATCAAGAGTATTAAGCCTTGCATTTTTGATGAGGATTGGGAGCTGAAAGAAGAGCACAATTTGAATGTGCTGCTTGCCAAGCCGAACAGGAATCAAAGCTGGCGTGAGTTCATTTTTGAATGTGCTTTGAACAAGCTGGTGACAGGCAATCTGTTCTTAATTGCTACAGGCAATGTCAATCGTGAGATTTTGGAGTTGTATCCAATTAAGTCAAGCTATGTTATTGTCAATGGCATAGATGCCAATTCACAGCCTGTTTATCAAATATCTGCATCCAACAGAATGAGAGTGTTCAATGGCATTTATTCATTCAATAGCAAGACCAAGTCATTCATAAATACAGACTACAGAGAGCTGATTCACCTTAAAGGCTATTGTCGAAATTCTGGTGATGAAATTTTTGCTTTGCCTCTGATGAATAGCATTTTGAAAGAAATTGAAATTGCTAATGGTTCGTCTATACATAATGCTTCTCTGCTGAAGAACGGTGTAACATTGTCTGGTATTTTTAAGCTAGCAACAAGTGACAGAAAGGCAATTGAGGAATTTCGCCAGCAGGTGTCAACTTATTTCTCTGGCAATAGCAATGCTGGCAAGTATATTGCAGCCCATGCTGATAACATAGATTTCAGGCCTATCAACGCCACAAACAAAGACATGCAGATTCTTGAGCTCAAGACAGATGCTGAAGACATTATTTACAGCAAGTTCAATATTCCTCAACCATTGTATAAAACAGGCTCACAAACATACAACAATTATTCAGTTGCCAAAGTCAGTTTGTATGATGATGCTGTGCTGCCTCTGGTTGGTGATATTTTTGGCAAATTTGAGGAATTGTTCAAACGCCGTGGCATGCTTGAGAGCAATTTCAGCATAAGCTATTCAGCCAATGACATTCCTGCCTTGCAGCAACGCACCTCTGAATGGGCAAAGAATTTGAGTGAGATTGGTGTTTTGACTGACAATGAAATTCGCACAGAGCTTGGCTATGATTCTTTGAGTGGTGGAGATGTGATTTATAAACCCACAAGCATGGCACCAGTTGATGCTGCAGAGTATGACACAGAGACTACAAAGAGAAACAATTTCGTGCTGAGAATGAAGAAACTCGGCTGCACTGATAATGAGGCGAATGAATTATGGACAAAGACCAAGCAAGACAGCTGAATGCCAAGATACAATTAGACAGCAAAATCCGGAAAAAAGCAGAAATACTGCTGAGACAGATGGCTCGGGATTTTGAAAAATTGTATGCTGAAAAGGGCGTTTATTTGGATTTCAATGCCTATGCAGAAAAATGGCAAAGACTTTTGGCAAGGCATTATAAAAATGTCCAAGATGAGTTTATTGGAGTGGCATCTGAAGAGCTTGATGTGCCAATGAGCAGAGACAAGATGGCATTATTCATTCTGGCTTTGCAAATTATGAGGGAGCAGAGAGCATCAGCATCAAGCCGTCAAATAATTGATACAAGCACAGAGCAAATGGCAGATAGCATAAGCAAGGCTGAATTGTATATGCAGCAGGAATCTATGCCCATAAGCAATGATGCAGTTGCTGCTTTGGCTTTGGAGATATTTGGCAGAAAGATTGAATCAAGAGCCACAACCATTGCCATGACTGAAACCCAATATGTAGCAGAGACTGTTAAAAATATTGAGGCAGATTGTTTGACAAATAACAAGAATATTTTTCTTGTTCAGGCAGTTGAGCAAGATGCAAGTCTGGCTGTTTCTTCTTATATGAATGATGCTCCAATTGACTATGAAAAAGAATGGCTATCTGCTTTATTGCCTACAACAAGACCATCCCATGCTGCAGCCCATGGTCAAAAGGTTGCACCAAGCGAATTGTTCTATGTTGGTGGGGAATATCTCAAATATCCAGGTGATACAAGCATGGGAGCAACTGCAGGCAATGTGGTTAATTGTTATTGTGCTGTCAGGTATAATAAATAAAACAAAATGCTTTACTTTTTTGATTTTTGGTGCTATAATATAGGCAAATATAATGCGAGGTGTTGATGAACACATTTGAAAACAAAAAATTCTTGAAAAAAGATGCTGAAATGAAAGTTAAGCGTCTTGAAGTTCCTTTTGAAGTCAAAGAAGTCTCTGAAGATGATGATTTTTATTATTTCAAAGGCTATGGCTCAACATTCAGCAATGTTGACAGAGGTGGAGATGTAGTTGTTCAGGGAGCTTTTAAGCAGACTCTGATGAAACAAGCTCCTGTTCTTCTCTGGCAGCATGACAGAGGAGAGCCATTGGGTGTCTTTGCAGAAATACACGAAGACTCAAAAGGGCTTTATCTTGAAGGCAAGATGCCTAAGACTGATACATTTGTGTCTGGAAGAGTTTATCCACAGCTGAAAACTGGCTCAATCAAGTCAATGTCCATTGGCTATTCTGTTGACCAATACGAAATTGTTGATGGAATCACTTATTTGAAAGAGTTGACGCTGTGGGAAGTTAGTTTGGTGACATTCCCGATGAATCCTTTGGCAACTGTTGATTCTGTTAAATCAATTGATGAGATTAAAACAGAAAGAGACACCGAAAGATATCTTGGTGAATTCTTGTCATCAAACAAAAGTAAGCATTTCATCAGTAAGATGAAAGAGCTGTTCAGCCATCGGGAAGTTGGCAAAAAGCAGGATAGTCGGGAGGATTATTCAAAAATCATTACAATGTTAACTGAAATTAAGGAGAAAGTCTAAAATGGCTGAAATTGATGATGTTATGTCGGCTGTGAAAGAACTTCGCAATGAAGTTGAGAAAAAGTCAGCTGACCAGGAAAAAATTAACAAACTGCAGTCTACTCTTGATGCTTCTGAAAAGAAAAATCAGGAATTGATTAAAAAGCAGGCTGAATTGGAAAATGCACAGCGTGAAATTGCTGCCAAGCAGGAAGAAATCGAAAAATTGGCGAAAGCCTCTGGTGACAATTCTGAACGCATCAAAGAATTGGAAAAAGAAATTGCTTTGCATTCTGCAGCTCCGGCTGGTGCATCTGATGCTTGGAAGAATTCTGAAGAGCATATTGCCTTCAAAGAATATTTCCTGCGTGGTGAGGGCAGCAAAACGATGCGCACAGACACTGATGTTCAGGGTGGTTATCTGGTTCATCCGGAATTTGCTTCTGATATTCTGCGCCAGTTGCATGATGCTTCGCCGATTCGCTCATTTGCAAGAGTTCGCAGCACCTCTAAAAAGGATTTGACAATCCCTGTTCGCACTGATATTCCGGTTGCCAAATATGTTGGTGAAACTGAGGAATCTCCGGAGAGCGAAGACAAGTTCGATTCCGAGACCTTGACGGCTTATCGTCAGACAGTAACACTGCCTGTCACTTTGGACTTGTTGCAGTTCAGCAACTATAATGTTGAATCTGAATTTGCTGCTGATGTTGCTACCGCTTTTGCCATTGGTGAGGGCAGAGCATTCTTAAAAGGCTCTGGACACAAACAGCCGGAAGGAATTTTGATGAATTCTGCTGTTGAAAGAATTGAAGGCTCAGCCTCTGGCAAACTGGTATTCGATGATGTTTTGGCTTTGCCTGCTGAATTGAAATCTGGTTACAAAAATCCGGTTTATGGCTTCAATCGTCGTACATTGTATGCTCTCCGCACAGCCAAAGACCAGAATGGTCAGTATTTGTGGAGAGTTGGCGGCGAAAATATGCCTGCTGTTATCGGTGACTACAAATATGTCATTTTTGATGACATGCCGGATGTAGCTGTTAACGCAACGCCGGTTATGTTTGGCGATTTGTTTGCTGGTTATACCATTCTTGATTCTACTCAGATGGGCATGATTCGTGATGAATACACCTCCAAGAAAAAAGCCATTATCGAAATGACATGGCACCGTTGGAACACTGGTCAGGTAACGATGGCAGAAGCTATCAAGTTGCTGAAAATTAAAGCATAAGGAGGCATAAATGAGTGCATATGATTTGGTGAACAATATCAAAGTTGTTAATGCAGTTAATTCTGCTGCTTTAACTGATGATTCATCTGAATCTGCAGCGATTGATACTGCAGGTTTTGAATCTGTGACTGTTATTGCACAGATGTCTGCTTTCACTTCTGGTGCAGGAAAAATTTCCATTTCTGAATGTGATACTTCTGATGGTAGTTTTACTGCAGTTGCAGAAAGTGATTTGATTAATGCTCCGGAAAGCATGGCTGCTGCTGGTGCGGTTAGCAAGGTTGGATATCGTGGCCACAAACAGTTTATTAAAGTGAAAATTGCGAAAGATTCTGCAATTTCTGCAACTGTTGGTGCTGTGGTTATCCTTGGCAATGCTCGCCATAAAGCTGTGTAAAATAAAATGGCATCGGGTTATGCCTGGTGCCCTTAATTTTGAAAGGAGTAAAATATGTATAAAGCACTTAAAGATTTTGCTTGGTGCATTGATTTTGACAAAGTTGAATTCCACAAGGATGAAGAATTTGGCATTGAAAAAGTTAAGCACAAAGAAATTGCCGAAGAGATGATTGCTCACAAGTATGCTGAGGAAATTCCTTCTGGCTCAAATTCTGGTGAAGGAAAGAAAACTCTTCAGGAGATGACCAAAGTTGAGTTGACTGCTTTTGCTGAATCCGAGTTTGGTGTTGTTTTATCAGGAAACAAGTCAGAAATGATTGAGCAGATTGAAAAGCTGGCCGAAGAAGCTGAAGAAAATGCCAATGGTGATGATGTAGAATAGGAAAGCACATGGCAAAATACATCAACATAAATGGAAAAGAATATCCTGTTTATGCGACAGTTGAAGAAGCTGATGAGTATTTTGCTGCTTTCTTTAATTCTGGCTGGGATGCAATTTCTGCTGAAGATAAGGCTAAATTGCTGGTGTCAGCTACAAGAAGCATCGACAGAATGCAATTTGCTGGTGAAAAAGTTGATGAGGAGCAGAAACTGAAATTTCCAAGGATTATTTATTGCCAGCAAACAGATGATAATGTTCTACTTGAAGCGTGCTGTGAAGAAGCCTTGGCAATTTACAGGTTCAATTCTGCATTCGGCTCTGATATTTCTGGTGTAAAATCCATGAGAGTTCAAGATACAGCAGTTGAATTTGGAGATGGCAATAAAGATAATCAGTTCAAATCTGATAACACATACAATTTGCTATATCCTTATTTTGAATTTGGTGTGGAGGTTGGATATTGCTAATAAGAAATGCATCAGATTTAAACAAAAGTCATTGCAATCGTTTTAATGGAATGTTAAAGCAATTGCAAAGACATTCTGTTACAACTGGCATCCATAGCAAAGACAATAAAAGATATCCAGATAGCAATGTTACAACTGCAGAAGTTGGAAGTTATCAGGAATTTGGCACATCTAAATTGCCACCAAGAATGTGGCTGAGAATTTTCAAATTTGTCACCAAATATAAAAGGGAGCTGAGCTCAATTATTGCAACTGCCTTTAATGAAAACAAAAATGCTAATGGTGTTTTGGCTGACATAGGTGGTTACCAGAAAGAGCGAATCAAAGAAAGAATTCTGGATGATACAGTTCGTCCAAAATCAAATAATGTTACAGGCACAACCTTGGTTGACACAGGACAGCTTGTAAAATCAATTGATTATGAGGTGCACTGATGTTTAATTCTGTTCTGATCGGCATTCGAGAAAATGAAAAAGTGCAGGTTCTTGAAAAGACTTCTGAAATAAAGCCTAATGGCTCTGAAGCAATTGTTTGGAAGTCCATCAAAGAAATTCTCTGCAACATTCAGGCAAACAATAAATATGGTGATTCTTTATCTGCCTCTGAAGCTGGTGACAAAATTTTATCTGTATATAACATGTATACAAGTGAAAAAGTTGTTGAAGGTCAGAGAATTTTAAGGGATAATATATTGTATGAAATCAGGAATGTTGAGCATAATGGCAGAAAGACATTTCTGGAACATTTTAAGGCTTATCTGGTGAGGGTTGACAATCAATGAGAAAACAAATAATCCTAGATTTTGTCAAAGAAATTCTGCCAGCTGATTTTGAAAACAAAATTTATTGGGCAAATGAACGCAAAGATGAGCCAAAAAAGCCGTTTTGTCTGCTTAGAGCTATTGTTCCGGAGCAGACTGACAGCAGGACTTCTGAAAGAGAGCTTGCAGGCAATATTCAAGAAGTGACAATGTATAAAAATATGGTTGTTACTTTTGCCATCTACAATGATGGTGTTGCTGAAGATGGTAATCTTGATGAGAAAAATTATTTTGCAGAAAGTAATGCCAGAAAATTGAAAAACAGTTTTGAGCCACTTGATGCTGCTTATGAATTTCTGGCGAATGATATGTCAGTTAATGATATATCAGAGCTCCGAGACTTAACCGAATTGACAGCAGGCGGTTATGTTTACAGATATGAATTTGATGTTACATTTGGCTTCAATGATGTAGTTCAGATTCAGAAACAAGTTGGTAAAGATGTTGTTGTTAATATTGTGAGAGGTAATTAAAGATGATAAGTATTGATAAATTGGTTGAAATTGGCTTTACACTGCCACAAGCGACCGACATTTCAGCATATTTGTCCAATGCAGGGTATGTTGGGGATTTTACCTCTTCAGACCTTGTTTCTGGATACAATATGCCTGCAAATAAAGTTGTTGTCATTTCTAACATTGATGAACTGGATTCAATATTCGCGCCTGGCACTAAATATTATAATGATTTGTCAGTTCTTCTGATGCAGAAAAACAATGCAAAGCCGAATCAGAGCAGAATCAATCAAGTGGTTGTTTTCCAAAAAACTGATGAAGACGATATTGCATCAGCCTTTACAGCTTTGATGAATTTGAATGCAAACTTCTCTCAGCTGTATATCTCTTCTTCTTTGAAAGCAGATATTGTTGCTGTTGCTGCAAAAGCAGAGGTGAGCGGTCGTTTATTCATTGCCCAGACTTCTGATGAAGATGTTGCCTCTGGAACTGTAGGCAATGTTGCTGAAACTTTGGCTGCAAAAAATTATACCAATACAAAGTTAATCACACACATTGATTCGGAAAGCCTTAAAGGAGCTTTGCTGGGTGTGATGGCTAATCCGTATTTGGGCAGTGTTGGTGATTTGTATTCTCAATTTTCTGGTGTAACACCTCAGAATTATGATTCAACTTCCATGAGCAACTTTGATAAGAACAATGTTGGTTATTATTCATATGTTAATGCCATCAGTGGTGTTGGTGTTGAACAGTATGCCAAGAAAATATTTTATGGTAATAAACAAGTCAATGGTGAAATCACAAAACGCCGTTATATCAGATTTACAATCGACCTGCTGCTGAAATTTAAGGTTCTTGATTTTCTGGCTAAAAAGCTCAGCTATCAAGAGAGTTCAAACAGCATTCTTGAAGAGAATCTGAAATCTGTTCTGATTGGCTGCCAGAGCAATGACCTTATTGTTCAAGATAGTGAAGACACCAATGGTTTTTACTTGAAATGCATGCCTATTGCCAAAGTCAAAACAAATTATCCGACTGATTACAGCAATCAAGTTTATCACGCTCAAGGCTGGTATATTGATGCATTGACTGGCACAAAGGTTATTATTGATTTGACTGTTAATCCGTCAGATTCAGAAAAATCAGCAATTGAAATGTAAGGAGAAAATGGATGAGATATGATAGAAAACTCCAATTCGCAAGCTTGAATGGCATCAACTTGACAAATTTTGGTGATGCTTTCTGTGAACATTCTCGTGAAAATGATGCCATTGAAAAAATTAAGGGCATTGTTGGAGACGCCGTTACTTTGAAGAGATACGACCAATTTGATACATTTCGCATCACACAGAATGTTTTCTCACCAATCAAAGGACAAGTTGACAGCTGGGAAAAATATGGGACTCAATTGACATTCCAGTATAAAGATGACAATACTAGTGTCACCAAGACTTCAACAACAGCTTATATTCAGTCACATACAGAGCCTGTAGATGGTAGTCAATGGGAAATGATTATTTACTGTGAAGAGGTTAAATAATGAAGCAAATTGAAGTTGAATATGATGGCCATAAATATTCCCGCAATGCTTTGAGCTTTGGTGAGCTGACTGCATTCGGAGTTCGCATGGTTCAAAAATTATTTGGCTTTGGGGCTGTTACAGGTGTCGTCTTTGCTAATAAATTTGAGCAAGGCGACAACCTTGATAGCTTTTACAAAGTTGTCAAAGATGTATTTGACAAAGATGACTGGATTTGGATGGTCAATTTGTTTTTACATGACAAAGCAAATGTTCTCTATATTGATGGCAATCCTGTGGATGAAAATGAATTGAGTGAGCATTTTGCTGGAAATTTCCTTGCTGTTTATACAATCACAGTGATGATGGCATATAACAGCTTGGGGGAATGGAAAGGCTTGAAAGAGAAATTGAACGGGTCTCTCGGCAATATAGCAGAGTCTTTAAAGGCTCTTCTGGAGCAGCAGACAGAAATGATTGGCGAAGGACTTCAGAAGAAAATGAAAGACAAGTCAAGAAAATAATGATTTCTTATTCTGTTTTATTTATGCAGAATAATTTGTCTTTCAAGCCGAAAGATGTATATGATATGGAAACAGATGATTTGCTGATGATGTATGAAATAGTCATTCAACAAATTGAAGAGCAAAGGAAGAGTTTAGATGGTGTCATTTGATAAAATAGACCAGTTTGTTATTGAAACTGTGTTCAATGATAATGGTGCCATCAAAGGCTTCACAATTCTTGACCAGCAGCAGAAGAAAGTCATCAATAACAATAAGAGAGTTGCAGTCAGCAATAGAGAAGTTTCCTCAACTGGTTTTGCACTTGGCAAAGCATTTAGAACAATAGGAGCTTATCTTGGAATCAGAGAAATAGCTCGCTATGCTGATGAATGGACAAATATCAAGTCAATTATTTCTCTTGTTACAGCAGGTGAGGAAGAAAGGCTGCGTGTTCAGGAAAGGTTGTTTAACATATCTCAAGACACTCGCCAAAATATGATGGCGACTGTGGATTTGTATCGTCGTATTGCAACAGCAACTGAAACTCTTGGATTGAGTGAACAGAAGCGATTGCAAATAACAGAAGCCATTAACAAAGCAATCATCATTGGTGGAGGTTCAGCTGCCAGCAATCAGGCTGCATTGGTTCAGCTTGGACAAGGTTTGGCAAGTGGTCAGCTTAGAGGACAAGAGCTCAATTCAATTCTTGAACAATCACCAAGACTTGCAAGAATGATTGCAGAAGGAATGGGACTTCAGATTGGTCAGCTGAGAACTGTGGCTGCAGAGGGTGGTTTGACTCCTGACAAAGTGCTCAATGCAATTCTTAACCAAGCCCCGAAAGTCAATCAAGAATTCCAAAAAATGGATAAAACAATCGGACAGGCTTTTGTCACACTCAGCAACAGTGTTGGAAAATTCTTAAACAGATTGAATGAAATGACTGGAGCAAGTAAAATTTTGGCAGAAGTCATTGTGTTCTTGGCAAATAACATTGATACAGTTGCAACTATCATCTTGACTGCATTCATTCCATCAATTGTTAAAGCTATACCTTTGCTTGATTTATTTTTCTTGAATTTAGCTTCTGGCATGGGAATTTTTTCATCAATTAAATTTGCAATCATCGCTTCTTTGCCTGCCATGAAAGCATTCGCTATTCAGGCTTGGGCAATGTCAGCTCCATTTTTGAAAATAATTGCTGTTATTGAATTAGCAATTCAAGCAATAAAAATGTTAAAAGGTGAGTGGAATTGGTATGCTGAAGCAATTGACAGCATTGAGCGTGGTACATATAAAGCATTGAACTATGTTGGCAGAGAAACTGGTTGGTGGGAAGAACGAAAGAAATTCAATGGTACATTTTCGCAAGGTGCATTGAATGAACCACCAGTTCGCAATATGGCGCCTATTAACCAGCAAATTACAAATTCAAAATCTTATCCGAAAAATAATATTAACCAAAGTGTCAATATCAATGTCAATGGAGCCAGAGACCCGAAAATAACAGCACAGGAAATCAATGATGCTCTTTCTGAACAAATAGCCTTAGGAGTGATGAGCTAATGCCATATTGTGCCATATTGATACCACAAGAAACTTCAACTGCCAGCAAAGAAGACAAAGCAGGCGGAATTTCGAGCTTGGCAAATAAACTCACATCAGGAGTTACAACTGGTGGATTGAGTTTTTCTAATGTCACGACTGTTATGAAAAATACAGCCAGATTGATAGCTGAAAATTCAGATGAAATTGCAAATAAATTCTCTGGCATTGCCTTAACTCAGCTATTGACTCAAGGCAAAATAAGCAATGAAACAGCATTCGGATATTTGACACAAGGATTTCCACAAGCCCTTAACCAAACTGCTATTGCTATGGGATTCCAGTCTGTGGAACAGCTAAAAACAGCCCTAAAATCTGAAAATGGTGTCAATGTTCAGCAGTTTATAAAATCTTTTCAGAATTTTGGTAGTGCTTTGTCAGATTTTTTCACAGGACAGAAGACAAGAGAAAACACCGAAGGATATGAGGTGATTGAAGTTGATGCCACTTTGTCTGATAGAAGGAATTATTCAGCAGAAACGCCTGACCGCCGTGTTCAAAGTGGACAGACATATCAGGAATACATCCACAATTTGCCTGATATGCTAAATTTGGAATGCTATTTGCAAGATGGCAGGAATTATTCAGGTGATGAATTTGAAGACATTTTGCTCAATTTGAGAGACAGAAAAATAGCTGTCAATGTTGTGCTTGGAGACAATATCAAGGAAAATGTTGTTCTGACAAATTTCACTCCTGCCAGAGGTGCAAGTGCAGGCTATGCTTATTCTCTTGAATTTAAGAAAATAGCAGTTGGCAAAGTTCAACTTGTTCCATTGAATATAAGCATAGCATCTTCAGCTGTTAAGAAAGTTGCCAATAAGTTAATTCCAGAAAGCACAAAAACAATAGAAGAAGAATCCAATGGCTATAAGAAAGCTCTTGATGAAGCAAAAGAAACTGGCAAGAGCTGGATTAAAGGTGTAGTTGAAGGATTTAAGATGGGATGGGGAGGATAGAATGTATATTGAATGTCCAGACTTATCAAATAACAAATTCATCTCAATATATACCAATTTTGGTGATGAAACATACCGCATAACATTTAAGTGGAATGAATATTGCAATTGCTGTTTCATGAGCATTTTCGACAGCAATGGAGAAGAAGTTAATACTGGCAATGCATTGGTTGCTGGTGTAATAATTTTGACAGATAAACGCAAAATACCAACTTTGTATTTTCTTCACAAAGACAATCTTCCTGGTGAGCCAACTCCTGAAACAATAAAGGATTATATTTTATATTATGAAAATACTGCCAGAGAATAAAACCAAAGTTCAAGACTTGAATTTCAGACTGCGATTGGATATCCAATTTGACAGAGAAGCAAAGCTGGCAATTCCAAATATAGCAGATTTTTATCAATCAACCAATGGAATTCGTTATGAAGACAAGATTGATGATAAAGAAAGTGGCATTGATATTGATTTTGAAATACAGCAGACGAATGGCAAAGAGCCAAGCACAGCAAATTTGACACTTTGGAATATAACCAATGATTCATTCAATCAGATTGCAAACTATGCTAATGCTTTTGAATTGTATTGTGCTGAGGGTAATGGTGATTGGGGGCTTATTTTTAGAGGCACACCATATTTTTCGTCACAGAAAAAAGCCATTGGTGGTGACAATAAGTCAAGAGGATTTTTGAAAAAAGAGGATGCAGTTGGTGGTGAAAATGATATTGCCACAGAAATAACTTTAATTGACAGTTTGCACTCGTTTGATTCTGCAGTTATAAGCAAATCATATCAAGGAACTGTGTCATCTCAGCAAATAATTCATGACTGTGCTGCTGCTATGGGCATTTTTATGGGTGACGAAGTGGATAATTATCCAGAAATGAATAACTATGTAGCTCGTGGCAAAGTTCGCACTATACTGCGAGAAATTTGTGGAAAAATAGGATGCAAATATATCATTGACAATGGAGTTCTACATTTATTCAGCGGAAACAAACAAAAAATTTACGGCTTTTTATTCAATGGGGAAAATTCCACCAGGCCTCAAGCAGAGCAAAATAATAATCAGATTGGATATCATTTTGAAACCAAGCTTCTGCCAAGCATAAGAGTTGGGCATTATTGCAAGTGTGAATTTGATGTTTTGTCTGGTGTAAAAGAAATTTACAAATGTATCAAAAGAGGCAACAACTATGGCACAATTGGTCTGACGGAGGTTTGGGTGAAATGACAGTTCAAGACAATTTGCTTTTGCTATCTGAAAAAATTAAAAATGAAATAAATTGCCAACTTCCTGCCAAGGTTATGCAAGTCAACGAAGATGGCACAGTTAATGTTTTGGCAATACGCAATGATGAAATTGAAGATTGCGTTATAACTGTTCCTGTCATATATCCAGAAACAGCCCGTGCTTATATCATGCTGAAAATCAAAAAAGGCGACAGAGGTGTCATTAAATTTTTTGATAAGTCAATTGAAGAATACCGTTTTGGCAATGAAAATTATAATGGTGACGAACGCTGCCACTCTATAAGTGATGGCATTTTTCAGATTGGTTTTCTGCCAAGCAATGAAAAATTTGTTTTTCCTGATGGAGAAATTGTCATTGGACTTAAAAACAGCCAATTTATTTTATCTGTAAATGAAACAGGAGACTTTACTATTAAAGCAAAAAGCATTATAATAAATTCAGCAAGCACTTCAATAAATGGTGATGTGAGTGTGAATGGAACTGTGACTGTTTCAGAAGATGTAATTGGTGGTGGAATAAGCCTTAAAAATCACACCCATGATTACAATCCAGGTCCAGGCAGTCCAACTCCAACTCAACCACCAAAATAGAGGAAGATGAATGAAAGATATTGCTTTGAAAGATGGACATTTGGTTCTTGAGAATGGTGATTTGAAACTTGTAGATGGCATTGAAAGAGTTGCCCAGCAGGTTGTTGTAGGTTTAAAAATTCTCAAGGGAGATTGGTTCTTGGATTATCGTGCTGGCATTGATTATATCAATGGTCTCAAAGCATATCCAAAAATATTGAAATCTGAAATTAAAAAGGCTATAAAAGAAGTGGTGGATGTTCAGGAAGTCAGAGACTATTTGTTTCATAAAGTTGGTGATGAATACCATGTTGGTGTAAATGTGGTTGCTGGCAATTCTGTGCTTAGAGTGGATGAGGTGTATAGATTATGATAATCAATGGCAAAGGATTTGTTTTAAGCACTCTAAATGAGAATTTGGCATTTTGGACAAATAAGCTTCGCACAGTGTTTGGCAATGATTTCAATATCAAGAAAGAGGGGGTTGCTGATAATGTTGCAACTGCATCTTCATTATCAGTGATGGATGTTGAAAATCAGATAGCATTCCTGATTAAGCAAATGAATCCTTATACAGCCGAGGGTGAGTGGCAAGACAAGTTGTATTCCATTATAGGATTAACAAGAAGACAAGCAACATACACAGTTGTTTCAAGGACTTGCGAAGGAACACCAAATACAGTTATTGAAGCTGGCGCACTGACAATTGAAAATTCCTCTACAAAAGACCAATTCAGAAATAATGACCCAATAAATTTTGACAGCACAGGCAAAGCCTTTGGCTCTTTTACAGCTGAAGAAAGCGGAGCAATTGACTTGCCATCTGATGCTCTGATAAATGTCATTACTCCTTTGGCAAATTTGACTGGTGTTTATTATGAGCAAGGAAATACAATCCAAATTGGACAAGAATATGAAACTGATGAAGAGTTCAGAAAACGCTGGATGTTAAATTCTTCTACAGTTGGAGCCAATACAGATGACGGGCTTGAAAAGGCATTGTTGGAGCTTGTAAATACAGATTCAGATTTGCAGATTTTTAATAATAGGACTGGCGAAGAAGTTGATGGAATTCCAGCCCACTCTCTGAAGATTGTTATCAATACAGCATATGATGATGAAACAGTCGCTCAAACTATTTTTGACCATCTTGTTGATGGTAATATGTTCGGACTTCAAGGAGCAATATCTGTTACAGTTACAGATAGCGAGGGACAAACTGAAATAATCAAATTTGACCGTGCTGAAGTGCAAGATATTTATATTCAAGTCAAAGTCGCAGTCAAGAATGGAATTCCTTTGGCAACTGTTCAATCAGAAGTTAAAAACAACATCATGGCATATATCACAGAGCATGGATTTGATATGGGTTCAATCATTTATGCCAACATGTTTGCTGCATCAATTTATGAAGCTGATGGTGTGGCTGGTATAACTCAGCTTAAAATATCAAAGAATAATTTAGATTGGGTTGACCAAATCCAGTTGTCAAAGACCCAAGTTCCAAATTTCGATAGCACAAGGATACAAGTATATGAAGAATCTTGATTATTTTGCTCTGAATCAAGCATATTCCATTGGTCAATTCAGGAACAATCCTGAATATATGGCTTTAATTGGTGCTGATGCTGGCTTGAAAGACAATTTGCAAAAGAATGCTCAATATCTGTTAGATTCAATTGATATCAATTTGGCAGAGGGTGTTTTTCTTGACTATTGGGGCTGGCTGGTTGGAATATCAAGAAGATATTTTGACATTTCAGCATACTTCAGCTATAACAGAGCAGATGTAAACACTGAAAAATATATATGGTTCAGCGAGCCTGAAACTGATTTTGTGGCACCATCTGGAAGTCTTGAAGACAGAGATTTCAGAGCAAGAATCAAAGCCAAAGCAGGTGCTAATATCAGCAAATGCACTCGTGAAGATAATATTGCTATCATCAAGAATATGACTTTTGCCAAAAAAGTTAAAATCAAAAATGTTGACATCATGTTATTAGATGTGACATTGGTTGGCGATAATTTATTTTTTACCCAAGACACAAAATCAGATATTGAGCTTGTTTTGGGAAGTGGTGTTGGAATAAGAAATTTAATGACGGAGAATGAAAATGGCAACACAAAAACCATCTAAACCGAATGTAACATTGCCGAATAATTTCGGGGGCGTTAAAACACCATATACACAAACACAGATTGATAATGGTTATCAAGAAGCTGTGCCACAAGTTGTAGATGGTGGAAATGTCAACTATGAAAAAGATGGTATTTTCCAGAAACTCAAATATACTGAAAGCATCGCTGATGTTATCAATGGAACACCTGTTAAAAAAGTTGTTGAAGTTGATGCCAACAACAATTTTGATTATAGTCGCATTGGTGTTTATGCATATGAAACGACAAGAACATTCTCCAAAGATGAAATTTCTGTCTCTGTAGAATCTGATGGGCAAGTCGCATTGTATCGCTCTCTTGCCAATAATAACACAGGAAATTCTCTTAAAAATGGAAATTTCTGGGAGCAGATTTCTTTGGGTGGAGGAGGAGGTCTTAAAGTAGGCACTATTGGTATTTCTCTATGGATAGATGAATCTAAAAATATGGAGAGATATTTAAATGGTCAAGTTATTAGCTCTATACAATTCTTGGGATTTTTAGGCTTTCTTAAGAAAATTAAACTCTCTAATCCTAGCCTTTTCACAACAGAGGAAAACTGGCAAGCAGAAGTCACTAACTCTAAACTTGGTCAGTGTGGTAAGTTTGTTATTGATGACACAGCTGGAACAATCAGACTGCCTAAGGTTGTAAACATCAATGGCTTGACTGATTTAAGTTTGATGGGCGGTATTAAGGCAGAGAGCTTGCCGAATATTACAGGTACATTTAGAGGTAGAAATGCTTATAATGGGAATGCCTCTAAAAATAAGTCTGTTGCAACAGGCGCATTTGGAACAAGGGATGAATCAGAAACAAAATCTGGTGCACAAGAGTCAGGTACGAATAGCTTTACTTGGACTTTTAATGCCTCCCGTAGTTCCTCAACCTACCAAGACAATGCTCCAGTACAACAAGAGGCTATTCAATATCCCTACTTTATCCAAGTAGCAACAGGCTCGGAAGAAAGCGTTGATGTAACTCGTGAGATTGAGCTGAATAATCCGTTCTCACTATTAGATTACAAGTGGTCTGAGTATGAAATAACAAATGCTAGTTGGTTGTTAAGCAATGGGCAGTTTAATAGTGGAGCAACTTATGTTGCGGTTTATGAGCTATTGCTAAAGATACACAACGGAACAGAAACCAAAGATGGTGTAAGTGTTAAGTTAAGCACCGAGGCTTATACTGATACTGACTTTGTATTAAATACAGCGGATACAACATTTAGATTGCCGATTAAGGTTAAGCTTGCAAGTGGTAATGCTGTTGCTGGTAATGGTATGTCATTGGGTCTAACTAATGGAACAGTTAATTATGGTTTAGCTTCGTCTGATGTTGCGAAATTTGGTGGAGCAAGTAATCAATATGGTAAACCTGTAGGTATAACACAATCTGGTAGTTGGCAACCAACTGGTGGCGATGGCTACGGTATCACCACAGACCCTACTAAATCAGGTATAGAAACATCATCATCTGGCTTAAAACTCTACTTCTATGTAGGCGAAACAATCCAAGATGCTAATGTTATTGCTGCTAGTCAAGTATTAACTACTGTTGCTGATTGCGTAAGAAAATCATCTGCGACCGATAGAGAAACTGTTGTTGGTTGGGGAATGCCTGATTATAGTGCAGGAATAGATGTCACTTCTGAATTTAGTGCTGGACAGTGGTGGACTGCTACAAAAGCGGGATGGTATGTTATATCTGCCGGAGCAGATAGTTATTTTGAAATAAGAGCTAGCGACAATGGCAAATTGATAGTGGCGGGAGCAAGTCCAACTCCATATATATTATCAACAGGAACATTTGTGGCAGATGTAGGTCAAAGGTTGTATTGCTCAGCAAAGAGCGGAAGTTATCCTGTTGCTGTTTATTATCCATTCAAAGGAGCAAACTAAATGAAGAAATACACAAAAGTAATAAATGAAGAAACCAAACTGTGTGAAGTAGGCTTAGGAACAAACTCTTCTTTTTATCAGTCTATTGGTATGACAGAGATAGAAGTTGAGCAAGCTTATGATGGTTCTTGGTATATTGCTGGTTATGCTCCTGAAAAACCTGAGCCGACTATTGCCGAGCAGAACGAAGCTATCCGTGCAACCCGTGAACATCTCTATATTCAGACTTCCGATAAACTTAGAAATGATTATCTCGAAGCTGTTGCCAGAGGTGCAGAAAATGCAGAGGAACTGAAAACAGCTTGGTTAGAGAGTAAAGACAAGATTAGAGAAGAAAATCCGTATATTGTTGAAGAAGTGATGGCTGAGGCTGAAGTTGCCGAGATTAAAGAAAATAATCCTTATCCTGTGGAGAGATGATTATGGAATATTTATTCATGGTTGCTTATGGCTTATGGTGGGGATTCCTCCGGCGTTGGTATGGTGGTTGTCTTGAACAATACCCTTTGCTGAGAAACAGAGGTGTGCAAACCATAGTTATGATGCTGTCAATGTTTCTGCTTTTCTGCAGTTTTAAGAGCTGGCAGGGCGCAGCTGCCTCTTTGGTTCTGACTTGTTATTTGCAATTTCAATTTTGGAGCAGAGGGCATGGTGCTTGTTTTGATATTGGCAGAGGAACACCAGACGAAACAACCATCAAACGCTATAATGAACGCTGGTATCACAAGCCCTTAGATTGGTGGTTCAGCAAGATGGATGCCAATGAACATAAATATGGATTTTTGTATGATTTTCTGTACATGGGCATGAGATACACCTGCCCGATGGTTGCTTTATATTTTTTGTCACCAGTTTTTGTTTTGATTGGTGCTTTGGTAAGTCCAGTTTATGCGTTCAATTGGACGCTTTTTGAAAAAGAAAGCTGGATTTTTAGCTATAAAATTCCTAAATTCTGCAAAGCACCAACTCAAATAAGTGAAGTTGTAGTTGGCTTTATTTTTGGTTGTGGGTTATACTACATTGCAAAAATAGCCAATTAAAAGCATTTTACTTTTTGCAAAATTATTATTATATTTATTATGACGGGCGATTGACAGAGCGGTTATGTAGAGGACTGCAAATCCTTTTAGGCTGGTTCAATTCCAGTGTCGCCCTCCATAATAACATTTTCAAGGAGATAAATCCATGGCAAAAGCTGCTTCAAAACCTACATCACAGAATTCTTTAAGAAGTCCGAAGAATCCCACTCCGTCAAAAAGATGCAAGCCCTCTGGCACATCATCTATGAGAAGTCCGAAAAAGCCTACTCCGTCAAAGAATTAATGTGATGAAGATTTTGATTGCAATCATTGGCTGCTATGCCTTGTCATACACCCATTATTTTTTAGATGGTGATTTGGCTTGGTATGTGTTTGCCAATGATTACAGATTTATAATAGCGGTTTATTCAGTTGCTGCTTATCACTTGGCAAAGAAAGAAAATTCAACTTTGAAAATGTTTCTTCTTGCCATGGCAATTCACTGGTGCTCGGCTTTTTTCTTCTCGCTGCTTGATGACTTAGGACTGACAAATGGACAGATTCTTGGCTTCGTGGCACGACAATTTTTTATATTTGTAGAAATTCTGTTGTTTTTTTCATTCACTTCAACTATAATATATAAAACAATTCTGAATAGAGAGAAGATAGCTGATGACAAACAAAGAGATTCAACTGATAATTAAACAGGCAGTCAAAGAAGCCAGAGAGGAAACAAAGCAGGAAATTTACCAGCAAATTAAAAACATCACTGACATTGACCCAGCCACAGATGAGGGGCTTCACAAATTAAGAGATGTTTTCAATTGGGCAAGAAGTGGTAATGACAATTGCGAAAGGACTTGGGAGATTGCCAAGGAGATTTTTGTGAAGTCAGTTATTATTGGATTTATGACGGTTGTTGGATATGGTATTGCGGTTGCGATTAAAAAGATTTCGGAAGGCTAATTTTTGCAGAGGTTATTATGCCGAGAGGTTCAGTCAAAGATGTTAAGACCAAATGCAGAAATATGCGAAAGAGCAAGCTCAAGGAAGTATGCGAGAATGAACTGACTGAAGAAGAAATGGAAATATTCTTAATGAAAATCGCCGATAAATACTATAATTCAAGAATCAGCCAAGAAGTTGGCAAATGCGAAAAGTCTGTTTCAAATATTTTTATGAGAGCTGTAAGAAAATTGAGGGAGTATTTTAATGAGTGCGAAAAGCAATAACCAAAGTGGCAATGGAAATGGCAGAAGAGATAATTCCGGTGCTGGCGGCGTAAATGCAGCCAATGCCAGAGACATAAACATTGTACACACAGACGGCAGAAATTTCTTGCTTGCTCTTATCATTGGCATGGGAATGAATATGTTATTCTCCATGGTTCTGTTTTCTGTCCTGCTTTATATTTTTGTGATTGCTGGCAAATGACAATACTTATTTTGCACTTATAATGTACGCAAAGAAGACAAATTTTCCTTTATAATAAACGCTGTAATCAGAGATGATTACAGCGTTTTAACTTTTTTAAGGAGAAAATACAATGTCTGATATTTTGCCTGTAAGCACTGGCATTGGCTTCAATAATGGTAACGGCTTTGGGGCTGACACCATGGGAGCTTTTGCAGGTGCATTATTTGGTTCTTGGTTTGGTGATGCTTGGGGCGGAAACTGGGGTAATCGTGGTGTTGCTGGTGATGCTGCTGCGACTGGCTTTTCAACTCAGATTCTTAATGATGGAATCAATGCCATCCAGAACTCTGTAAATAACATGAACATGAATCTGTCTTCTGGTTTATGCAATGTTGGGTATCAGAATCTTGACCAGAATTCAAGAACCAATCTTGCAATGATGCAGGGATTTGCCACTCTTGGCCATGACAACTGCCAGAACACCAATGCGATTGTCTCTGCTGTCAATGGTGTTGGCACTCAGATGCAGGAATGCTGCTGCTCGACTCAAAGACTGGTTGAAAGAGAAGCGTGCGCAACTCGTGAGCTGATTCAGGCTCAGTACGCAAGAGCTCTTGAAACTAAGCTCTGTGATGCCAAAGATGAAATCAGCGCTTTGAAGAGCAACTTGTACACCCAGAATGCAATCAACGCTTCTGCTGCTAACATTATTGCTCATGTCAAGGCTATGTTGCCGGCATCCACGACTGGTACAGCAAGCTCTTAATCAACCGGAGGGAGGATTGGCTCCTCCCTCTTTTCTTCTTATTTTTGAAAGGACAAAACAATGGCAAATGAAGTGATGCATCCAAAACAAACAGTGAGAGTTGGCGGAGAGGTCTGGCAATTACACAAAGCAGCAACTGATGGCACAGTGTCTTTCCCATATGAGCGGATTAAAGTTGACAACTTTGCCTGTGAGAAAATAGCTGATGGGGCATTTATAATTTTGGTTGGGGGCATACTAATACCAACCCGTGGCACAATCGAAAAACCTCTTAAAATCATGTTTGTTGGCTTTTCAAATGTTGAAATTGCGCCTCAGCTTGTAGGTGTTCAGCAATTGAGAAACATGCATATCTATAAAACAGATATGTCAAACTTTGCTCAAGAGTTTGCCAAAGACTTTTTTGCCACAGAAAGCTCTACAGCAGCAATGGCAGAAATAACGCCTTTCCCAAAGAGAGAAGAGAAATCTGAAGTTAAGATAAAAGTTAAGGAGAAAGCTGATGGTGGAAATAATGAGTGATTTGAAAAGTTCTGAAGTCAAGAGCTTTGAAGAGTATTTTGACAAATTGAAAGAGCATGCTGTAAAAGCCCTCAAGGAAAAGAAAGGCATCCAGCACCACTTTGATATGGCAAAAATGTATGGCCAAAAAGCCTTTTTTGGAAGAAGCCGGCACGATTGCAATCGCATGATTATCAATGCTGCTGTTGCAAGCTATCTGGCAAAAATCTGTGATGATGAAATTTAAGGAGAATTGACATGCATACTTTTAGTGAATTGATGGATGAATATGCGGCTCATTCCAGCAAAGAGCAGATGGAAGAGCTTGCTGATTTGACAAATGATTTTGTTGAAGATGTCAGCAAAACAGAGCCTGAACTTGCCAAGAAATATTTGGCAGATGCTCACAATATTCTTTGTCCATTTATGGATGAGGAAGAAGCAGAAAAGTTTGTGAGTGAACTTGAAAATATTGACGGAACAGATGGTCCGCACTGGAAGCATCCAGAAGATGTTTTCAAGGCTGCCGAACAGCTTGGCATTCCTCTTGAGACAAAAAGGTACAAGAAATGGGATTTGTATGCAGCTGTGAATATGGTGTATTCTGATTTTTATGATGAAGACAAGCCAGATTCAATGTATATCAAAGATGGATACAGATTTGTTTCTGACCCAGATTTCAAGCGGATTGGCAAGATGAAAATCTATGCTGCATCTGACCACAAGAAATAAATATTTACTTTTTTGTGAAAAAGACTTATAATTCCCTTGTCAGCAAGATGAGGGAATTTTCATATGTTAAGTCTGGATGAAATTAAACAAAGATTGGCAGTCCATGAAGGATTCAGGAGCAAGCCGTACAGATGCACAGCCAATAAGCTCACCATTGGAATTGGGCGCAATATTGAAGACAGACCATTCACAGAAGAAGAGCTCCGGCTGGTTGACAAAGATTATATGACCAAAGGCATAACCAAAGCCCAAGCCTTTGCAATTCTGGCAAGAGATGTGATGCAATTTGACTTTGAATTGAGGCAGAATATCCCCTTTTATGAAAGATTGGATGATGAGCGGCAATATGCTTTGCTTGATATGGCATTCAACATGGGCATTGGCAACAACAAAAAAGGACTTCTGAGCTTCAAAAAGATGCTGAGATATATTGGCACAGGATTTTATAAACAAGCTGCTGCTGAGTGCTTAAACAGCAAATATGGCAGAGAGCTTCCGACTAGGGCTGGCAGAATTGCAAGAACAATTGAAACAGGAGTGTTCAAATGGTAAAACATCATAAATGTTTCTGGAAAGCTGTCTCAAATATGAGTGACAAAAAATGGGAAAGAGTTAAGTTCATTCTTAAATTTTCCATTTGGTTGCTGATTATAGGACTAATCCTTGTGCTGATTTTTCTTGCTCCAGAGCAGTTAGAGAGTTTTGGCAAGGGTTTATCGCTTATTTTGCCATTTGCTGTGTAGGAAACCATTAAATGTGGAATAAACTAATTGCCATTATTTTAATTGTAGGTTTTTTAGCCACACTTTATTTTTATGTGAAGAAAAGCATTGTTTTAGAAGTTGAGAAAAAGAAAGATGCCAAAACAATTGAAGTCATCAGATATGATGTCAAAAAGAAAGCCAAAATCATTGCTTTGCCTAATCCTAAGCGTGATGACATTCTTGAGCTCATGCTCTGCAACAAATTCTAGTTGCATTCAAGAAGTTGAAATTGAATGGCCAATCGCTGGAGAAAAAGTTGGCAAAGAGCTTCAAAAAATACCATACCAAGGCTATGAAAATTTTTGGGAGTGGTTAGGGCGGTTGCGCAAAACTCAACTGCAGTTGGAAAAGGATTAAAATGCAAATTTGGTGTGATGCTAGTTTTGACAATAACACAAAGAAAGCAGGATTGGCAATCACTCTGATAAGAATGCTCAGCCCCAAAGGCATAAACAGAAATTATTTTGAAATTCCAGCGTATGCTGCTGATAACAATGAAGCTGAGTTGCTTGCAATTAAATTTGGTGCTGAGCAGGCTATTAAATACACACCAGAAAGAATAAATATCATAACAGATTCTGTGGTTGCTATAAATGCAATCAAAAATCCAGAGCAGGCTTCTGGCAAATACAAGAAGCTGGCATTTTACATCAGAGAACTTATTGGTGACAATTTCCATATATACCACAGAAAAGCTCACACCAAAAGAAAAGACAGATATACATATGAGCAATCTGTCTGTGATATGATGGCAAAAAGGGCTAGGAATTTATGAGATTGCCCCAAATGGCAACATATTCATATCCCTCTCCTTTTGCCTTTCTGTGAATTTCATTCGCTTCAAAAATATCTTGGCTCTGTCCGTAAAGAACATGTTTGCCATCTTGGTCTTTGACATAAACATAATATACCATTTCTGCTTCCTTTCTGCAAAATGTTGTTTATTTTATTTCAAAATAATTGTCAGCATTCAATTCAGCAGGGTTTTCGTCCCTTGATTAAAATATCTCAATATCTACATTTGCTGTTCTGCCAATTATATCAGAAACATCAACTGCATAATTCATTCCATAGTGCAATCCAAAGTTTGAAAAGTCATTTTCATAATCATCACCAATTGTTTCGATGATTTTGTCTTTTTTCTTCATCTGTGAAATAGTTGTTAAAAGAATATATTGCTCGATTCGTCATTGTTCATTCCTTTCCATGAAATCAGGTTGCCTCTCAACCTTATATTTACATTATAATCTATTTGAACAAATAAGTCAACAATTATTTTACATTTTTGTAAACTTTTTTGTTTATTATGTTTATTCAATAAGATAGGATGGCAATTTTTTATACCTATTCATGAATTTTATGAAATTTGGCAGAGATAATGTTGTCTGTTTACCATGTCTAAGTCTATGAAGAATTACATTTGCGCTTTTATCCAATGGATTTTTATTCCAGCAAGCATCTGAATATTCCTTGATGAGATTGCTGTATGTTTCTTTCAAAGGTTTATATGGCTGTTTATTCTTGCCAGTCATGATATAATCAAATGACACATCGCAAGCTTGGCAAACTTTCAAAACAGCGTTTATTTTTGGAAATGAATCATCTCTGTACAGCCAGATTGAACCACCAAAAATTTCCAAAGAAGCTCGCTTCAAATTGCCGTACTTGGCAACACACTCCTCAATTATTCTGTCTTTTGCTGACAAGGCTAAATAATATAATTCATCATCCATAATTCAGCTCCGATTATGTATATGATGTATGCAGCAAGACCTGTGGAAATAGTCACAAAAACAAACAGAAGTGTGCCAAAATCAATCTTTCTAACAAGTCTGATGTATTTAACATAAGCTATGCAAGCTCTCCAAAATTCAGGTAAAATTTCGGCAATGAAGAAATGAATTGCAAGCCCGTACAAAGCAGCCAAAATTACAAATATGCATTTGCTAATCATTTTTCTATATCCTCATAAAAAGTTACTTCATCTCTGCGGACAGGGCGACAATTTCTCCACGCAGCGCCGTTTTTGCTTTTAAAGCGCATATTATCGTCATCCATATTAAAAGCTTCCAGTCTGGCGATAAAATTTTCATCATTTTCGTCATCCCAAAACCAGCAAAGGCATCTATTTTTGATGATGTAATCCCAATCAACAGAGTTTTGATAAAATTCCCAGTCAGAAGCTTCCAATTCTTTATTTGTAAAAATAAGACCTTTTTTAAAATCAGATATTTCAACAAAATCATTATCTCCCCAGTATTTACGCCTAATCTTTGCCCCTTTTCTGAACTCGGGCAACAGTTCTTCCAAATATGACATCATTCACTCCTTTCTTTCATAAACTTATCAGCATGTTTGTAAATCTGACCAACTTTAATTTTCATTTTTGCACCTCAAATAATTCAATAAATTTGCAATTTGACTTCCCAAGATATTGCAACTCTTTGTTTATTTTTGTTTTGGAATATTCAGCTGTGCTAAAACCATTGAACATGATATAAGTCTTCTGTTTTTTATATTCCAAAACATTGCAAACAATTTTCTTAATCATTGGATATTGTTTGTCACAATAGACATCATGTCTTTCTGGTGTATTTTTGCTCATTGTTTATTCCTCCTTCATAAAGAATGATTCTGGGTCTCTCAAAATAAATTCGCTCAGCTCTTTCTTGCTGCGCAAAGCGTTAACTGTTTTCTTGTCAACTGTACCATTGGCAATTAAGTCAATAACATGTACCCTTTCTGTCTGTCCCTTTCTGTGGGCTCGTTTCTCACTTTCCTCACGGAAGCGCAAACTTGTATCATTACTGTAGAATATCACATTCTTGGCAGCAGTCAAGGTGTGCCCAATACCGGCGGTGCGGGGCTGTCCTATAAAATACAAGATGTCAGGATTGGTTTGGAATTGCACTTTGGCGTTGTGCTTATCATCATCACTCATGCCACCATAATATGTTACAGCCTTATCACCAAGATGCTTTTTAAGCAACTCAAGGTCTGCACGATATCTGCTGAAGATAATTGCTTTGCCAGTATAGGTTGCCAAGACTTCATCCAATGCTTTAAGAGCTGAGGGGACTTCTTCAATGGTTCTTGTTTTGGTGACAATTTTTCCACTGGCTTCATCTCTTTGCACCCACCAGCCTCTGGCAACTTGCTGCAATCTCATATTCTTGACAAGTGGAAGCTGCTCAGCCAGTGTTTCACCCTCAAATTCTGCAATGCTTGTCTTTCTCAAGTCCTCATAGATAGCAGCTTCTTTGTCTGACAAGTCAAAATGCCATTTCTTGTAAATTCTTTTTGGCAAGTCCAAACAATCTTTCTCAAGCACTCTATATGAATAGCCGTCAATCTTGTCATAAAGTTTGTCCATGTTTTTATAGCCAACCACTTCATTGAAGAAGCCAATCTTGCAATATTCTGCCTTGAATGCTGTCCAAGTGTCACAGCCAATAATCATCGGATTCAGGAATTTGAACTGACTGTACAATTCCTCACCACCCTCAGCCACAGGCTGTCCATCCAAAATACGCCGGAATTTTGCAAGAGGTGCAATTTTATCTGCCAAGAATTTCGTGCGCTTGGTTGTCGGATTCTTGATACATGCAGACTGGTCAAGCACCAATAGTGTTCTAAAATCATGCACAAATTTGTAAATCAGCTCTTTGGCTTTATCAGAAACAAAGGCTTCTGCATTGAAGCTGATAATCCGCAAACCCTTATCAAAATTGTAAACATCCTCAATTTCTTTCTTCTTGTATTTGGTCAAGTTTGAACTATACCAGCAAGCCTTATATGGACACCAATTTGGCATGTCCTCATCTAACTCTGTGTCAATCCAGTTACGATGCACACCATTTGGCCAAGCAATAATAACAAAGCAATCAATTTCACCTTTTCCATACAGATATGCTGCTGTGTCAATGATGACTTTTGTCTTGCCAGTTCCTTGCTCCATAAATAGCCCAAACTCCTGCTGGTCTCTACTTATCATGAATGCTTTTCTCTGGTGGTCCATTGGCGGGCGTTTATACAGATGTCCATCCATGGAAAAGTCTATGTTCCCTGTCTTGTTATTCTTGTTCAATTCAGCCTGCTTGGCAACTCTTATATATTCATCCAAGAATGGCTTAGCTGATTCTTCCCAATGCACATCATCAAAGTTTTCATTGATAAACTGAATGGCATTTGCTGCTGGTCTGAAAATAAGGTCACGCCCTTGCCATCTTTTATAACCAGGCAGATTCGTCAACTTGGCAAAACCACCGTTTTTGCAGCCATCTTTAATGATGCAATAATTTCCACTGTAATGTGCAATAATCACGATATTTTTCTCCATCTCAGAATGTTAACCATTCTCAATCCTTTAATTTTTCGCCCTTTGAAAATGTACCAGTCACCATCTCTGCCATCTTCAACGATTGGTTTGCCGTATTGCAGATATTTGTCTCTGTTAACTCGGCAAAGGATTTTATCAGTGTCATCTTCAGCACGGAAGTTCAGAAACAGCGATTGCCCTTTGATTCTATAACCACCACGCTTTTCAACGTTGATAAGTTCGTTGTCATCACGCAAGTTCTTTTCTGATATTTTGCCCAAGAAAAGCACAACACCCTCAGCATCACCATCCAGCTCTTCAATCAGGCTTATTTTGGTGGCAATGTTGTATTTTTCTGGGTGCTCATAAATATCACCAAATCTTTCTTTTCCTTCAAACAGACAGTCATATTTTGTCACAGCAGTTTCAAGCAACTTCTCTTGTCTTGGTGTTAAGGCTCTTCCCTCTTTTCTTCTCAACTCAATATCATCAGCAATTTTTGGTCCAATGCCTTTGACATTGATATATCCACCATAAATAGTGTTGTCTTTGATGCTCCAGTTCTTTTCAGATTTTTCCTTGTCAAATGCACAATATCCAAATCCTTCCTTAACCATCTCACGCAGCAATCTGATACATTGGTCTTCATCTTTGGCATTGCGCAAGGTTGCAGCTGCAAATTCAATTGGGAATTTTGCCTTCAAAACCATTGTCCAATAGCTCACCAATCCATAGCTGACAGCATGCGAACGGTTGAATGCCCAAGAGCCCATGGTGTTAATCTGCTCCCAAATTGTTTGGGCTTCCTGCTCTGTCAAACCATTCTCAATCGCACCAATTTTGAATTTCTCCCAATATTGGTCAAAGAACTCTTTTCCGAGAGATTTTGACATGGCTTTACGCAATGCCGAAACATCTTCCCAAGATAATTTGCCAATATCACGTCCAATTGTCATCACCTGCTCTTGGTAAACAACAATGCCATATGTAATTTTGGTGTGCTTCTCCATCATTGGGTGCAAATAAGTGGTTGGCTCTTTGCCAGTTCTTCTTGCACAGAATTTGGTTGCACCACCACTGACCAATGGTCCAGGTCTTGCCAAAGCTGTGATACTGACAATGTCTTCAAACTCATTGACATCAATCTGTCCACAAAGTGATTGCAGTGCTGTTCCCTCAAATTGAAAAACGCCTGTAAATTTTCTTTTGTTCAAAATGTCAAATGCTTCTTGGTCGTCCATTGGATAATTCAGCAAGTCATCACGTGTCCAGCCTACATTGTCAAGAATTTCCTGAATGATTGTCAAAGTTCTAAGCCCCAAAGCATCAATCTTAAGCAAGTCAAGAACTTCTGCATCCTTCTTATCAATTTGGGTTGCACCAGTATGAGCATCACCAGAGCAATAGTTGCTCAATGGATGGGCAGTTACCAAAGTTCCAGCTGCATGCTGTCCTGTGTGACGGGCGTGGGCTTCAAGTTTGGCAGCAATAGCCAGCTGCGGATATTTCTCAAGAGTTTTCTTGCCAATGTCCAATTCATTAAAAGTGTCCATAATACAAAAGGCTGCACGAGCATCACCACCACTTCGCTCAATGATAGCTCCTTTTAAATCTTCAACTTCCCAGACTGGAATTTGCAATTCCTTTGCCACATCAGTGATTGTAGATTTTGCTTTGTAACGGCTAACCGAACCAATTCTGGCAACGCATTCTGCACCATATGTTTCTTTTAAGTATTCAAAAACCATATCACGCTTGGTGTCTTGGAAGTCAATATCAATGTCAGGATAGTCAGGAATGTAATAGAAGCACTCATCAAGTTGCTGCTGAGTAGGCTCTTTGTCTGTTATTCCAAGAAGATAAAGCGTCCAAAAATTCATTTTATCAGAATCAATCTTCTTTCCTTCTTCATACAAAGCTTCAATCTTTTTGAAAACTTTATCGCAAGACAGCAATGATGAAATTTCACTGTTGATTATTTTTCTGCTAAGTCCTTTTTTATCGGATAATTCTTCAATTTTTTCAATTAAATCTTCCATCATTAAACTCCTTCAAAAAAGTCAACAACTTTTTTATTGAATCTGTGCCCTCCACGATTGATGTCAATAAAGCGTTCAAAAATCAAATCATATGGAATTGGGTCAATGTCTGTTATGTACAGAAGATAGCAAACAAGACTTCCTGATGAACTGCCACGGGCTGGACCAACAAGCATATGTTTCTTGCTGAATTTGCACAAGTCAGCAATCAAATAAAAATAATCTTCAAACCCTTTTCTTTCAATAAGAGTCAGTTCTTTCTTTAATCTTGCTTTGTAAACTTCGTTTGTTAAGTCAACACCTCTTTCTTTGGCTCCCTTTACACACATATTGTACAAAGTGTCAGGACGGGGCGGATGCACCATTTCTGCTTTTGGCAATTCAGCATTGCACTCAGCAGCTATGAAATTTGCATTGTCAATTGCTTCGTCATCATCCCAACCAAGCAGCTCCCATTCATCTTCATCTAAAACATGGATTGGATTAATATTTGATTCAGCTGCACCACTGGCAAGAATCTGATAAGCAGGATAATCTTCTGGCTTTAACATATAATTGTCAGAAACAGCTGCACACTTAATCCGCATTTTTTTGGCATACGAGTGTGCATTCATAGGTGTGTTGGGGGATAAACCAAGGAAAACATTTTCTCTGCTGTATAGCTTCCGAAAATCCTCATTTTCTCGCATGTAGTCTGTAAAGTTAGAGAGAATGATGAAAATATTGGCACTAACTCCCAAAACATCATTGTAGTCAATTCTTGGTGTGTAATAGAATTGCTCTGTGGACTTTGTTGCCAGCTCATACAATTCTTTCAGTCCTGCATTATTGCGAGCCAAAAATGAAATGTATGTTGTTTCTTGCTTCTGATTCTCTTTGGCATTTTCAACAGTCGCCAACTCAACTCCAAAAATAGGCTTCTTGCCATATTTTTTGCAATACTTAGCGAACTGAACATGTCCCCAAGTCCCGTGTCTATCGCATATGCCAATGGCATCACCAGGGATAGTTTTGGCAACTTGTTCAATGAATCCATATGCTATTCTGAATGAATATTCTGTCCGCACCTTGATATTGTTCAGCATTCTCTCAACTCCAAATTACAGCATCTCTTTTTTTCTAAGCCATCTGACACAACGCAGCAAGGCTTCAACATCTCCCATTGCTCTATGAGCATTGTCAAAGGCTTCACCAAAGGCTTCTTGGTGCAATTTGGTTAAGTTCAAACGATAGCCATGCATTGATTTTGTTCCTTCGCATGTGCAAATATGAACAGCTGGCCAAGGGAACTGGCAGCCTTTGCCAAGCCTTAACAATTCATTTTTGAGCATGTCACGGTCATAAGCCAAGTTATGAGCAATCAAGTGAGTTGTGCCAAGGAAAAATCTGCACAGCTCTGAATACCTTTTGGCAAACTTCGGCTGACCAGCCAGCATAGCATCTGTGATGTGGGTTATTTCTGTGATTTTGTCAGGAAGCTTAATGCCTGGATTTACAAAGAATTCAAGTCGGTCAATTTCCTCAAGTGTGTCAAAATCAACTTTGATGCCAGCAAACTCAATAATCTGCGGTTGCTCTGATAATGGTGCTGATTCTGGCTTCAGCAAACCTGTTGTTTCTGTATCAAATACAATGGCAATTCTTTTATGTTCAGTCATTGCTGTTTCCTTCCAAATAATCCATAAGCATTAAACCCATAACACCATACACAGCCAAATCTGACAATGTGTCGATGATTTCATCACAAGAAAGTTTTTCCCCAGAAGCTATCATCTTTGCCATGTTCTCAAATCTGACATACTTTCTTTTTACATCAAAAAATAAAGATAGCAAAGCAAAATTCTCCGGCTCTTGGCTTCTTGTTTTCACATAGTCACCATACAATACGCCCTTTCCAGCGTGTATTTTCGCCAGTGTGTCCTGTATTGCCACGAAGCCTGCACTTTTCTTTGATTTAGACAAAATATCATCAGAAAGCCCTGACAATTTTAATAATTTGTCATTGAATGTCATTTTATCAGCCATCAATATTCTCCTTTGGCAACTTGACAGCAAAGCAAACCATTTTCGCGCCACATATTAACAACTTTTTCTCTGTCATCAAAAACAGCCACAACATTACAAGTTCTTTGAATTGAATCAAGCATTCTCTTCTTAATAACAGCATCATGCTCTTTATTATCATCAGGACGCATCCAGATTTGATTGTATGGAATACCATAATTTTCAAGCCACTGTTCTGTTCTTTCTCTGAATTTTTCAGGTCTTCCTGTGCAAATAAAAATTGGATAATTCTCAGAAAGAGCACAGCATATATCAACAACTCTTGCATTCGGAAGGTCTTCTTCAAGAGAATCATTGAATGCTTCATAATCTGGCTTAAATTTCACTTTGCTTTTATCTGCCAGGAAAATACCATGTTCATTTTCAAGAACAACAATATTTTCCTTTGTTTTTAATCCCTCAAGGAAAATGAATTTTCTGCCGTTATATTCAACAAGACTTCCAAATTTTGGCTTTAAAAATTTAAGTCGATTTGGACTTGTATTTGCCAAAGTCCCATCAATATCAAATATAATAACTTTCTCCATTGCTATTCCTTTCTCAGGATATCAAGGAGTTTGCGAGCAGCAACTGCTTCATCTTTGGTGACAGCACCCTTTTCCAGAACACCGTTGATGAATTTATCCATCCCCATAGCTGCTTCTGTTTTGTGCGAGATTAAGAATTTTTCAGCCCACGGGTGAACTTCCACAACTCTCTTTATCATCTCATCAAAGACTTGCCGATATTCATTCTGTGTGCGATAGCCTGTGCGAGATTTTGCCAACTCAGCCAAAGTTCTCAAATTAAATTTGGCAATGATGTTGGTGCAAATATTTGTTGGCAGAACGCCCCTTGCATCTTCTTCCGGAATGCCAAGTTCAATCATCTTCTTGTATGCTTCATTGATATCAGCCATGGTCTTGTCATAAATTTGACTTGCCAAACCACTGCCACCAAAGGTATAATTCTTGACAAAATCAAAATTCTCCATGTTGATCATGCGCATGGTCTGCTGCGCATATGAGCCAGTGCGAGTTCTGACAAATTGATGAGTGAATGCACGGCTAACGCCTCTGATTTCAAAAATGTAATCTACAAATTCCCATGAGCTTGGAACAGTCTTACTCATATAATCAAGTTCTGCCATTTTTTCTTCTTCTGACATAGCCTTAATTTTGTTTTCAGTTTCTCTGCCAAGTTCAAGACGAGTGCTTTTTGTGTACAAAAGTGTATCAACTGCATCTTTGGTGTAGTTAATTAGCCGAACTTCCATTTTCTTTCTCCTGCAACAATTTTTCATTCATTTTAATGATTTTTACATCAGCATCAGTTAAAGTCACCAAGGATGTGCAAACTATACATTCAGACTTTTTTGAGATGTATTCTTCAACCTCCTTGTTATCCCAATGTTTTATTACATCTTCAAGATAGCCTACTGAATTCAAAAGATTCTTGTATGGCTTAAGCTGCATTTCCATTTCTTTTCTGATTTTTAAATGCTCTTCATCAACCATTCTTGCATATTCTGCTTGATTCTTTTCATATTCATCATCAGAAAATTGCCATCTCCAAGAATCAGGAAGAAGAATCCCAAGCTGTCCTTGAACTGATGTGTGAGGTAAATCAAAACTCTGCTGAATATAAGCCTTTTTATATTTCTCAAGAATTTTCATATCATTCTGTGGAAATTTCTTTAATAGAACTTCTTTTTGCTTGTCTGCATATTCTTGAGCCATTTTCTTCATGATAGATTCAATATCAAGACAAGGATTCAATTTTATAATCTGTTTTTTTTGCAATAGCAAGCAAATCTTCAATCATATATTTTGCCATTTTCTTTTTTCTTGGCACAGCCATGGTATTTCCTTTCATTTGTTACACATATATAATGTTTTGTTGTAATTGTCTTGCTTCATGATTTTCTCAATGATATCAATATCATCAATAACATCATCAAGCATAATTTGTCGCCAAGTTGCAAATCTTCCCAATGAATAAATTTGTTTTTCACGGCTCAAATTCAAAATATTATTCCGGCGAATTGTATCATCCACAGGGATAATTTTTCCAAGAGATTGAATAACCTTTATTGGGTTAGTAAATGAAGCATGACTCATATTGATTCCAAAATATTCTCTGAGAGCATTTGCTATGATTGATGCTTCTGCACCCTTTTCAAACAAGGCATCAATTGCTTCTTTTCTGCCCTCAAAAATAGCTTCATTGCCAGATATGCTCAATCTATAAAATGGCGTTTTTTCTGACACATCATAAATTGTCTGATAAACATCAACTGATGGTTCATTGATGAAAAAGTTGACAGAACAGATTTCTTTGCATTCATACTTGGTGCTGTCAGCCAATCCGGAAATTTTCATATTCAACGGCATAGGCAAGGTTGAAATTGCAACACCACCACTTGGTTGTTCAACTTTGTGATTGTATTCAATCTCAACACCCTCAGCCAATCTTTCAACAAAATCGTGCGGGGCTATATAGCGAACTTCACCATGGAAATTCTCAATACTGCGCTTGGCAACTGTTCCTGTGACTTTCTGGGAATAAAGGTTGTCAAATTTCAAATTGCTTTCGTTATAAAGTTTGCCATTGTGCCATATAGCCTTGCGGATGCTAACTTTCTTGAATGGAATGCCAGTAGCAATCGACACTTTGTCTGTTCTAAATCTCAAAAGGGCTTTGTGATTATGAGGCAGCTCTGATTTTGCTTCATAAACAATCGGGTTGTGCTTTCTTAGAACATTGGCAGCTATAAGCCCTGCCATTCCAGCACCCCAAATTTGTAATCTATCTTGCACTGTATTCTCCGACAATTTTGTAAATGTTATCTGAATTGAAAACTTGCTTGAATTTGTACTGTTCTTTGTTAAGAATGCACTCAATATGATTCAGCATAGTTTTGCGGGCTTTGGCAGAATTAACAATTGAAGTATTCTCAGCCAAAAATGTTATCATCTCAAGACAGTCAGCAATCTTGATTGCATCCTTTTCTTCTTGGCTTGGCACATACATTTCGTGAGCCATTGCCAAATCCTCTTCAATGCTATCAACAATCTTCTTAATCTCTGGATGCTCCCATTTTATAGTTGACGGTATATCACCTGTGAATATCTCATAAAAGTCATGCAGCAGACAAGCCATAAGCATCTGATAAGATATTGGCTTGTTATAGATGAAGCCAAGAATCATAGATGCCCGCCATTGATGCTGTGAATTTGTTTGCTTATTCCTAACACACGGCATGGCGTGATATCTTTGCACATCACCACTGTCAAGAATTGTTTTGATATCTTCAATTTTCATTTAGTTAATTCCTTTGCATTAAAAGATTGGAGGGCAGAGGGGCTGCCCTCCATTTTGGCATTACATCGGGTCTGAATCACTTTCAGCATCAGATGCCATTTCAACAGGGTTGGCAACTTTAACATCACCACCAATAACAGCTTTGCGGAATTCACGAGCAGCCATGTAAAGTTCAACACCACCAATTTCTGTTGTAGGCTTATAAGCAGCCACAGAAATTCCGAACCAAGAACCATTGTCGTTGCTTTCCGGAACAGTGGTCAATTTGTATGCCATATAGAACATGGCAGGATTCATTGTGCCTTTTCCATCTGGCTTCGGAATTTGAAGCTGATTGATAAGGGTATTCCATCTGCGGGCTTTTTTAAGCTGAGATTTTGCCAAAGAAATTACAACCTGCTTTGTGGTCTTCTTTTCTTCATCCACAACCAAACCATAATATTCAGCAGTCGGAACAATCTCATTGCCATCAGCTGTAATGTGATTGCCTTTGTCATCAACTTCACACGCTTTGTATTCTTCATCGCTGATGCCATGGTCAGCTACAAATCCACCACCAGCTGTGCGGGGCTTCCATTCAATGTGTGCTCTGCGGTATGAAACAGGAATGAACAACAGTCCTTCAGCACCATCTTTGATTTCATTAGAAATGTTGTCAAAGAACATTCCTTCCTCAGCCCCTTGGATATATCCACCGGAGCTTTTTTTGACTTGGTCAGAGCCAGACTGCAAAATGGAAATACGAGGGATGGCAAAGTCATCCTTGTTCATAAATTCAGTGCCAGCACCTGCATCTTCCATCAGCATTGCATCAAGCTCTGCATTGGCAATTTGAGTTTCCTTTTTCAAAGCAACTTCTTTTTTCTCAGTCATTTTATTTTTCCTTTCAAATATTAAACATTGTCAATTGTGTGTTAGCCAATCTTTCTTGGCTGTTTAATAACTGCCTTAAAACCTGTGTACACACTGAACAGGTCAAGTGGTACATTCGCACCACTGGCGAGTTTCTCCTTGATATATGAAGTCAAAGAAGCATTGTGAACAGTTGTGCTTCTGTCGTACTCCATACCAATCTCTTTACAAAAGTCAACAAATTTCTCTGCAACTTCATCTTGTCCTTTGCCAAAATCAACAGAAATGTTGTTCTTGATAATAGCTTCACCGCCGTTAGCTCGCATCCAATCTAATGCTCTGTGATTGCGGTCAATCAGTGCATCTCTCTCATCACCTTGTGCTTTAAGGATTGCACCACGGGAAGGCAAGGAAGCCTGAACAACATCTTTGATAGTGATTTCAGAACCATCACCAAGTGTGAATTTCTTTATGCCAAGCCCCGTCATCATATCTGGCAAAGTTACTGCTTCAATCTCTCTGTATTGTTTTTTCTTTTCTTCAATCTCAGCTTCCATTTCAGCAATTTCGCTTGCCAAATTTACCATTTCAGAAGCCTTTGTCTGCAAGTCTTTCAAGCTCACATCTTTATCGGCATTTTCAGCATCAGATTGAAGTAAATCACCAAAATCTTTCTTATCCATGTTCTTTCTCCAAATTGAATTCAAGCGGCATATAGAATCCATCAATCTTATTCCCATCAGAATCTCTTTTGCGATTCCAATACAAGAATCTGACTTTGTTAAAACCACGCAAAGCCAAAGCAAAGCAAACACATTGCAGTGCTGTTGGGTCACCAAGATTTGGCCAAAGAATAAAATCATTTTCAGCATCAAACTCTTTCAAGATATTCATTGCCTCTCTCATGTATCTTGTTGGCATTGAGCAAATTCTTTGGTCTGGTGTAAAAACTCTTTCCAATCTGCCATATTCTGCAGCTTTGGAAAAATCAGGCGTCCATCCATTCTTTGGTTTGGGCTCTTGAACTATATATACAACCATCTTTTGTTAATTCCTTTTCATTTACATTAATCATTATATTTTATTATTTTGTAAAAGTCAAGCATTATTTTACAATAACCAATCTTTCTTTTGACCTTGTTGCTGCTGTGTAAAGCCAACGAGTTTGGTCAAGCACTCCTCCTCTGACTGCTGAACTTTGGTCCCAAACCATTGTTGCATCAAATTCAGAGCCTTGAGCCTTATGTGCTGTCAAACAATATGCAAAGTCAAATGGATATATGTCGGCTTTTGATGGCAGGCATTTCCAAATCCTAACAAAATCTTGTTCAAATTTTTCAGAATCATGATATTTCCAAAAATCCTTATTCCAGAATTTTAATGAGTTGAAAGAGTGGAAATTGCCAGTTGCCCTTTTGACATAAATTATAGAGAGACCAGCCAAGTCTTGAGAAATATCAATATTTTTAACGGCTGAAAAAATCTCACCATTGAATGCCAATATTTTGCCACCAGATCTGCTGCTCTTGTCTCTGATATTACTCAATGATATAACTGGCTCACCCTCATAAACTTTATTTTCATAAAAACCAAGCTTGGTACGAACTTTGGCATTGATTGTCCTGCGCAAATTGTTGTTATAGCAAATGTGAGTGTATTTATGTGAATTTTTCACAACTTCCTCATTGAACTTATTGACAACCAGCAAATGCTCACCATCTTCAAATTGTTTGAAATTTCTGCCACCCTCGCGAATATGTGTTGCCAAATTGATGATTGGATTTTCTTTGGCAACACGGTGCACCTCATCAAGGAAAATATCAGTCTTTGTTTCTGCAAAAACATCTTTTGATTTTATCGGTGGAAGCTGCATTCCATCACCAATCAAAACAACCTTATCAAACACACTTGTGATATCAGCCAGTTCCTGCTCTTTCAGCATAGATGCTTCATCAATAATGGCAATTTTATTTTTCAGCTCTTCTGGATTAGCCACAAAATCAAATGCCAGCTCTTCACTCTCAATCACAGGTATTTTTTCACCATGGTCATCAAGAATGAAATTGCCGTCAGCATCTTTATGATATTCCATCTTGCCATCATTCTTCTTAAATTTTAGGGTGTTTCTTGGTGAATACAAGATTGAGTGAAGTGTACTGGCAGAAATTCCCTTGTCTCTTAAAACTTGTGCTGATTTATTTGTAGGCGTCAAAACAAGGCATTTTTTGCCAAGTTCCGCTGCAGCTTTGGACAGCACAAAGGACTTGCCTGTTCCGGCATATCCTTCAATCTTGCTGATGCCATCTTTTGCATTGCAAATTAAGTCATAAGCTGCTGCTTGTTTTTCTGTTAACATATTGTTAATTCCTTTTCATTATGTGTTACATATTACATTGGCAATGCATCATCAACGGGATTTCCACCTGGCTCTGAATTTTGCAGCCATTTTGTGAATGCCTGTTTCATTTCTTCCGGCGTTGCATTTTCATAATTGGCAACAACCTCAGGCACAATCCAAAGACGAACTCTTGAGCTGTCTTCCAAATATACCGGCTTTTCGTATTGTTTGAAGCCTGCATCTTTCATAACTTCAGCCCACTTAAAATCAGAGAACTTCAAAAGATTCTGGGGAATTGATTTTGAAGCCTTTATATGCCGAATTGAAACAACATCCATATTGAATGGGTGGGCTCTGTCTTCAGCTCTGCCAAAGATAAATTGCTCCAAGGCATTACGACTTGCTTCAATAGAAACAAGCTTCTGTTTCGTCATAGGGGCTGTCCCCTTTGGATTGAATTTGTCAAGTTTGATTTTCTTAAAATAATTCATAAGAACTCCTGCACAATCTGGTGAATCTAAAAATTCATAAAGTTTCTGATAATATTCATCTGTGTTTCTTTCAACTGGAACTTGAATAATGCAATATCGCTTATCGTACTGGTCAACCAGCAAAGCATCTTCATGGTTTGTTGTCATAAGTATGTTGTATCTGTTTGGCATGGTATAGCTTCTGCCACCAGGCAAACGCACCATGGTTGTTGGCTCTGTGATAAAAGGCTTCATCTTGTTCATCAGCTCAATGCGGTCAGAATGCTTAATTTCTTCCACAATCACAAGCTGAGCCTGCTCTTGCCAATCGGTATAGATTTCATGCAATCTTTCATTGCTTGGTGACTTCACATTATCCTCGCCAAGAACTTTCCGCATGAAATGTCCAATTGTAGATTTACCGGTTTGCTGGTGCTTGCCGCACAAAACAACAGACCACCTTATTTTGACACCTGGATTTTGAACTTGATAAGCCAGCCACTCAATCAGAATTTGTCTTTCTTGTTCATCCGGAACCAAGAATTTTAGATGATTTTCAAAAATGCTGGCATCTCCGTCAATAGGCTCAACACAAGGATTCACCCAAGTGTTAATCTTGCGCAATCCATCCTCTTCAATCAGAAGTTCTTGACCAGGCGCAAATGTCGGACAGTCAACAATATCAATGACAGATTCAGTCACCATCTCATCAACCATATTGTCTTTTGGCAGCTTCAACTTCTTTGCCAACTGAGATTTGTCAAATCTCTGCTTCAATCCTGCATCTGTATATTCCTTTGTTGAGATGATATGAATCCAGCCAAATCCTGCCTTTTTGAGAAGCATTTTGACTTCATCATCTGACATTCTTCTGATAAAGGATTCACCCTTTGCAAACAGAATGTCGTCAAGCCCTTTGTAATTCTCATCCCAAGTTTCAATCTCAACATCAAGCCCTAAATCCTTAACAAGCTTGTGGAGCTCAGCAATCATCTTATAAGTTGCTGCGCTGTCTTCGCTGTCAAGGGCAATTTTGACTGTGCTCACTTCAAGCTCAAGCAGCACATTCTTCAAGTCTTGCGGGGCGGTATTTACACCATTCAGACCAAGTGTATAATAATTGCCAAGGGCTGTTGCAATATCTGCCTTCAATGGTCCTTCTGTGATTCGTATAACTGAACCGCAATTTTTTGGTTTGCCATCCTTAACATTTACCACAGGACAATGAGTTGTCGGAAATGCCTTTCCACCCTCTGTTTTATTGCCAGAGGAGCAAAGCAAATATTTGCGATTGTTAATTGCTTTGCGCGGACGATTTAAGATGTAATTTATATTGCCACCAATATCTCTGATTGGTATAAGCATCCCAGTTTGGGCATTGAATGCTCTTGAGCCATTTGCATTTATGAAAAAACCAGGATGCCCAGTCAGATTATAACTTGAATCAATTTTAGAAACAGCTTTTGCTGATTGTGTATTTTTCCCATTTTGCCAAGTCTTATATCCAGCCTGTGTAAAAAATTGCTGCTTGAGTCCTCTTTTTGTTAATTCTTCAATTTCCTGAGCATCTAAATTCAGATTATTCAAGAAATTTTCATTTATTTCTGTTGCCAGCGATTTTCTATCAGTCTTAAAATAAGTATTTGATGACATTATTGCCTCTTAAATTTTGGTGATGTATTATAAAAATATATTTAACAATTCAAAATTAAAAGGTATTTTATTTGTCCGTCAAAACATTCTTATATTTTGGCAAATCTCTGCTTTTATACACCAATTCATGAGATTCATCATCTACACTTACAAAACCATGATTCCAATCCCAAGCCAAATCTTTGTTTCTGCCGCCTTTTGCCAGAAAATCTTCATAAGAAATTCCTTCATCGCCAGCAGCTAATATAAGTTCAAAAGATTTATATCCCCATGTTCCCTCACGACGAGGATTTACATGCATATTTGATTTAATAATACCACCCTCAAACTGAGATTTTTTGCCAGAGTGCTGTGGCTTTGAAGCCTTTTTATCACCTTTATTTTCATCAATCATTTTGAACAATTCTCCAATGCCATATCCCAAAGTTGTTCTGTCTCTAAAAGCCAAAACTGCAGCCAAAGTTCTTTCAACAGCTGTTCTGTGGTCTCTGAATTTAACAATTTTCTTGTTTTCTGGAACTGTTGTATTATAAAGTTCAGCCAGCTTTGCACCAGACATTGTTTCCAATACCAATTCAACTTCTTTTGCTACATTATTTGTCATTGTTTATTCCTTTCCATAAATTGTTTTGTTATTACATTATTTAACATATATCTAAAATGAACAAAAGTCAACAATTATTTTACAATTTTTCAAACATTTTTTCAAAATTTGTTTTAATTGCTTGAATTTCATCAATTATTTTTTTGTTCAATCTATAATAAATAAACCGATTTTGTTTTCTTGACTCCAAAATTCCTGCCATTTTCATCTGTGAAAGAAGATGAGAAAGTGCTGAACTTTTCAAACCAATGATTTTGCAAATGTCACTTGGTGTTCTTTCTTTGCCATCAGCCATTACTTTTATAATCTTGAATTTGGCACCTGAAACGGCGTATGTTATCATTTTTTGTTTATCCATATTTACTCTCCTTATTGCAAATTTTCTTCTTTCTCAACCAAAAATCCATTGTTAATGGCAATTGCTCTTCCATATATTTTATTGTGACAAACTGGACATTCAACTATATCATTCATGTCAACTGGAGAAAAAAGATTCTCGCAACTTGGGCAATATCCTATCTCATACATGCAAAAGTCTGCCATCTCAACTTTGTTTACATAAAGAATTTTGCAACTCTTGCCCATCTATCTTTCGTCTCCAGAGCCATGCATCTTGTTTCTTGCCATTCTGTCAAATAATTTTACAGCATTTGTTTTCAAAACATTTTCTGTTTCAAAACCAAGAGAATTGCTCAAATCTGTAAAGCTATTCAGAATGCTTCTCATTGCAGTTCTTTCTTTGTGCTTATTTCCTTCTGACATGCCATTAACCATCATGCCAATCTTTGAAGAAATTGACATTATAACTTGCTGTGGTGTTTTATTTGTGTGCATGTTATCAGGCTTAAATTGCTGCTGATTAAAATCAATTGACTTCCGCAAATATCCAAGATGAACAATATACCACCCCCCAATCACCAAGCTATTTGTGCCAAGGAATTTTCTGGTACGATAATTTGCAGAACATTTGAACTTGTTAACTTCACTTTCCATTTCAAATTCAAATCGCTTTGCCATATCCAATGTCAAACCAACAAACTCATCATCACCAAAAATAATCATATTACTGCCTTGAGTAAAGGCTATGCAGCCAAAATAATCTGCAATAAGGCTTACAACACCATTAAACAGGCGAGGATATTTCTTTAGAAACAAAATTCTGGTGTGTATTTTTGCTTTTGCTTTTAAGCTGATATTTTCTATCTGGTATTTCTCAATCAGCATATTAGCCTTTTCCATCGCAATCTTTTCTTCTGCTTCTGTGGCACCATTGCTTTGGTTTACCTCTAACAGCTTTTTGACTTGCTCAATTATTTTGCTTTTATCCAGCATCTTTCCAATCTTTCAAAATATTTTTATCAACCAGCGAGTTTATGTCTATTTCGTCAAAATCTTTGTCTACAGAGCAGTTGTCTAAATCAAGAAATGAATCGTTTTCAAATTCATCAATCTCATTCTTGGCAGGCTTTCTGATTTTTACGGGCTTCTTCATATCACTCTCCAAATAACCTCTTAAAAAATAATGTTACAGAATCTTTATTTTTTATGTCAGCAGCAAATTCTGGATTAAAATCTTTCAGTGTAAAGTCACCGATGGCTGAGCCAGCATGAGCGTATATTTTGTCACCACAATACACAACAACATAGCTCTTGCCACCACTTGCTGCGTACTTCTTATGCCAGATGGGTTGTTGTGGCTGAAATACCGGCTTTTCGCATATGCTCTTGACTGATTTCAACTCAACCCAAATTGCCTCACCATTCTTGCCAAGACAGAATACATCTGGTGTCCCTTGATTGACTCTGTTCTCAACACGCTCACAATATTTTGTATGGAGTTGAAACAGCGGACGAAATTTTTCCCAGAATTCTTTTTCTTTCATCACTTTCTCCGGCAGTCAGGCTTCCCATCCGGAAGCAAAACAGGCTGAACATAAGACTGGTTGCCTGATGACACGAGATATTTGCATCCTGTTTCTAAATCTGTCAGCAATGCCAAACCAGCAATTCCTGAACTTTCTGCTCTGAATCTATTCTCAGCAGAAAATGAAAGCCCGCCAAAAAGCAGAACAAAAATCAAAACAAGAACCAAGATTGTAAAAAATTTCTTCATTGTTCATTCCTTTCCATATTTTACCAATTACTTAAATTATAATTGTTTATCTGCCAAAAATAAACAATTTACATAAATTTTTCTTTGGCTAAATTCCGGAAGAATTCAACCAGTTGCTCTGTCAGTCCTGAATCTGTGATAATTTCATCAAACCAGCCTTTGTCATCACGACACAGGTCTTCACGAGCTATCCGCTCTCTCTCAGAGAGAGGAACATTGACAGTGTGATATCTGTCATCATACTTGTCATAAATGAATGCTTTGTATTCTTCTGAAACAAAATTATCTTTTGTTCTTTCAAATTCCTCAAAGAATTTTGCCAAAATAGGCTTAAATTCATCAATCTTCTCAAGTTTGCTCAGCAAAGGCTGCTTCGGCATTTCACAAGGCAGGCAAGCCCCATCATTTTTCTCGTCAATAAAACTATCAGTCATTTTGTTTCCTCCACAGGATTGAATTGTCTATCAGCAATGAATTTCAGCATCATCTTAATATGCATCGCATCTTTTTCTCCAATGCCTATGCCAAGACTATATGAAAAGCCAGTGCATTTTCCATGCTCAATAAAGCCGGCAGATGTTGGCTTTCGGTTTACCCCCTCAGCAACTTCTTTGTGCTCAATTGCATCAGGGAAAATAACAGGGAAAAAATTATCAAATATCACATACTTCATAGCTGCAACTCCCTATCGATATAGGGAGTGATGGCAGACATCATAAGAATGTGTTTCTTGACACTTTCTCATTGCCTCATCATCAGAGCATCCGCAAACCAAAATTGCAATCATAGCCAGCATAAACAAAATTTTCTTCATAATGTTAATTCCTTTCCATAAGTTAATTTGTTCTTACATTATTATTTATACTATATTGTAAAACAAAAGTCAACAATTATTTTACAAAAAATGTAAACTTTTTTTGTTTTTCTCGTTCTTTCAATATCTTCTTCCACATTTTCTCTCGCTTTGCTCTATTTTTCTCCCGAATTTTTATTTTATCTCGCTTGACTTTTGCTGCCTTTCTGGCATTA